TCATTGTTGAACATTATTTCGCGCATTTTGCGCGTTATCGCCCTGGTTCCGCGCATCGTTGTGCGCAGGCTCATCGATCACCGACACCCGGTTGGCCACGTCGCGCAAGTGATCCGGCGAATGGTGGAGATAGTTGTTGGTGGCCGTCTGGATGGTGCAGCCCATGACGCCAGCGATCTCCCACATCGACATGCCGCCCTGGGCGGCCCAAGTGCCCCAAGTGTGGCGCAGGGTGTGCGGGGTCACATCCGCCAGCTTGGCCTTCCGCACCGCCTTGTTGAAGGGCTTGGTCAGCGTGGCCGGCTGATCCAGGACATATTCGGAAATCTTCTCCCTGTAGGCTCGTTCCAGGATCGGCAAGAGCCAGTCCGAGATCGGCGCCCGCCCGCGGCGCTTTTTGGTCTCAGGCTCGCCCGGCCGGCGGAAATCGATCACCCGGTTTTTCAGGTCGACATTGAACCATTTCAGGGTCTCGATCGCGCGCCGCCGCTTGGCGGTGGACACAGCGATGGCGACCAGGCGATAGACCGGGCTCAGACGGACACCCTCGCCTTGGGCGGCCTCAAGAAGCCGTTTGACCTCTTCCCTACTCAGCCACCGCTCGCGGCCAGGATTATGGTCAGGAAGGGCAATGACGGGAGTATGGCGTGGGTCCAGCTTCTTGTTCTTCACCGCAAAATTGATTGCAGCGACAAAGGTATTCAGTTCGCGCCGGATTGTGGCGTCGTTGGTCGGCTGTCCCTTGGCATTGCGCACGGCGCGGCGTTTCTGGCGATACTTCACAAAGTCATCGTCCGCCAGCTCGTCCAAATAGCTGTCTTCATTCAGGATGGCGGCGATGTGTTCTAGTGCCTTGCGCTGGCGCCGCTTGTCGGCAACCGCCTCTTCGATGTGGTTCACGTCGTAATATTCGATCACCCGCTTGACCGTCATGCGGGCATCCTGGTCCTTCTCTTTTTCGAGAAGGAAGCCTGCTAGGATTTTTTGTGCTTCTGGAAGATTTGCCGTCCGCGTTGAAGCGCGGTGGGAGCGGCCGTTCTCTGACCAGTGGATGTAATAGACCCCATCCTTGTTTGGGCGAAGGCGTGGGCCGTGATTTGGTCTGGGCATGGCGCGTTCCTACGGTTGATCAAAAACTTCTGCACTTCCTGGCGATCGAACATGACCGGTCTGCCGCCATAGTCGCCCAAGCCCTGCTTGCGGTAGCGCGCTATCTGCTGCTTCGATCGACCGAATATCCGGCACACTTCATCATGCGAGATCAGCTCGATTTCGCCTGTAGGATCGCCATGATCCGCGACACCTGGTCTAGCGTAAGAACCTGATTGATCCTTACCCACACCATCCCCGCTTCCTCGGCCTGCTTGATTTCCAGCGCCGGCATGAGATCGGCGGCCTTTTCATCGACGCCGTAATGGGGAACGAGTTTTTCAGGCGTGGTGCCCAGCGCCTTGCAGATGATCGCGAGGCGGTCATTGTCCGGCAGCACGCGGCCGCGGGTGTAGCCACTGATGCTGTCACGGCCGATCTCTGTTTCGTTGGCCAGGTCAATCTGCTTCCAACCCTTGTCCTGCAGGGCCTTGCGAAGCCGGCGGCCGAATTCCAGCCGGATAGCCATCTTGGGCGGCACCGCGCCGCCGGGATTTTCTGCATCTTCGCGCGTGAGCGCGGCCAGTTTTTGCGCTGGCCGTTTAGCTGCTTTTGCCATTGGCGATTGAATTCCCTCATGAAATCAGTCGCCAGCATATAGGGATGGAGAGACATTTTGTCCACTATAACGCCACAAATAGACAAAACAACAAATCTGCGCATAAAAATTTTTCTCTTTGTTGAACGTTTTGTCTATTGACCGGGAGACAAAATGTCTTTTATGTCGGCGTCACGTTGTCGATCAACAAGACGGACATAACATCGCATGGTTGCGCGCCTTTCCAGTAACGATCAGCCCGTGAAGGTTGGTGAAGTGCTGAAGTTCTTCGGTGGTGCAACGAAGCTTTCGCGCGATCTTCTGGAAGCAAAAATCATCGATATTAGCCGTCACGCCATCCAGAAATGGCGGCACCGCGGGGACATCCCGCTCGCGCGCCGCGCGGACCTTCAGGCTCTGGCCAAGATCCAGAAACGCTATTTCGACATCACCGACTACTACAAGAAGAAGGCTGCCTAAGATGGGTTTCGACAAATCCTCCGAACTCTTTGTGCTGCTCGGCACCCGCGCCCAGATCGAGGCAGAAATCGCGGCGCGCAAAGAGGCGCTGGAAAACATCAATACCGCGATCGGCGCGATCGCCAACCCGCTGGCCCACGCCAAGCTGCAGAGCGAGGGCAAGACCGATGGCACGGTGCGCTTCGCCCTGGGCAATCGCATTTACAAAGCGGAAGTGCGCAAGACCACTTCCTATGACCAGGACGCGCTGATGGCTGCAGCAAATTCCGTGTCATGGGATGAGGCCAAGCAGATTTTCAAGTTCAAGGCCGATGTGCCGGAAAAGGCATTTAAGGCCCTGCCCGACGGTCCGCTGAAGGCGCGCATCACCGCAGCCCGCACCGTCAAGTACAGCGAACCCAAGATCACTGCTGAAGACTAACCAGGAGAACCACGCATGCCTTTGAAGATTACGACCGCGGATGAACGCCTTGCCCGCAAACCCAAGGCCAACATTGTCATTGCCGGCGAAAGCGGCATGGGCAAGACCACGCTGTGCCGCACGCTGCCGCCTGCCACGACTTTGTTTGTGGACCTGGAGGGTGGCTCGTTGGCTCTGGCGGACTGGGGCGGCGACATTCTCGACGTGCGCAAGGAAGCTTCGGCGCTGGGCGTCCATCCGTGGGAGCTGGCGCGTGCGATCGCGTGCGTGATGGCGGGGCCGGACCCGGCGGCGGCCGATGCGATCAACCCGTACAGCCAGCAGTCCTATGATCTGTACTGCGAACATTTGGGCGGTGCCGATGTCTTCGCGAAGTACGACACGGTGTTCTGGGACAGCGCGACCGATGCGGCACGTCTTTGCTTCGCCTGGGCCCAGATGCAGCCGGAAGCTTTCTCGGAAAAGACCGGCAAGCCCGACACGCGCGGCGCCTATGGGCTGCATGGCCGCGAGCTGGTGCGCTGGCTCTCCACCATCCAGCATATCCAGGACAAGTCGACCATCATTGTCACCATCCTTAACAGCGAGACCGACGATCTGCGCCGCGTGACCTATTCGCTGCAGATCGATGGCGGCAAGGCCAAGGCCGAGCTGCCCGGCATCTTCGACATCATCCTGACGCTGGGCTCTTTCGAGACCGACCAGGGCGAGAAGTACCGCGCCCTGGTTTGCCAGAAGGAAAACCAGTGGGGCTTCCCCGCCAAAGACCGCAGCGGCCGGCTGGACATGCTGGAACCGCCGGATCTTGCCCATGTGATCGGCAAGACCGCTGCCGGCCCGCGTCAGGGCGGGCTGGTGCGCTCCATGCCGGCGCCCGACACCAAAGCCGCCTAACCAGACACACATCAAGAAGGGACTACCCAATGCAGTTTTCCACCACTTCCGGCAATTCCTCGCCCACCGACCTGATCCCCAACGGCTTCCTGTGCTGGGCCATGCTCACCTTCCACGGCATGAAGGACAGTTCCACCGGCGGCCGGCATGGCGATCTGGAATTCGTGATCGCGGACAATCAGCCCAATGCGCGGCGCAAAATCTGGGACATCGTTGCGGACCCGGATTTCGAGGGCAATAGCGAGAAGTGGCGCGCCATGGGCATGACCGCGCTGACCCGCATGCTGGAAAGCAGCGAGGCTGTCGATCCCAAGGTGCCGGCGACCTACGAGCAGTACAATGGCGCAACGTGCGAACAGATCCTGCAGTTTCTGGATGGCAAGTACGTGGCCATCCGCGTGAAGGTCGAAAAAGGCGACGAGGGCTATCAGGACAAGAACAAGGTCGGTGACTACCTCACGCCCAACGAAGGTAGCAGCGGCTTCAAGAACTTCGCCAAGCTGAAGGCCGGTGATCATGGTGTCACGGCCAATCCGGCAACGCGCGGCAATGGGCCGGCCGGCGGCTTCCGCCAGGCCAATAACGCGCCCCCGCCGGCTGGCGGCGGATTTGGTCAGCGTTCGCCCCAGGGAGGCGCGGCGCCGGCCAGTCTCCCTTTCGGCGCACAGAGTTCGATGATGAAATCCCCTTCTGAAGGGCCGCAGGGCGAGCAGCAGGGGTTCAATCCAAATAAGGCGCCCGCCTTCCTGACCAACCACCAGCGGTAGGACTGTTCACCTATCGTTCCATCATTTAGGTTAGTCGTTAGGAATGTTGTCTGATTGATCAGGGAACCTTTCCCAGATTGCGACAACATTACGACAACAATAAGGAGAAAGCAGGCATGAACAGTGGGGTCTTTTGGAGGGCGGTAACCGCGTTTCGCGCGGCAAACACGGAAGAAAGTCGTCACCAGGCGCGCGTAACGCTGCTGCAGCTGGCGGTCGGTGATGACACCTTGGTGGGGCAACGTGCCGCGGAAGCCCTGCGCGCCGAAGGGCTGGTTGTGATCCGGGATCGCCCTGTGCACCAGGCGGCCGGCTAATGCAGCTGCGACCCCGCCAATCCGCCTTTGTCGACCGCTTCACCGAGGCGCTGGTCTTGCACGGCAACACCCTGGGCGTCGCGCCCACGGGCGCCGGCAAGACCGTGATGCTGTCGGCTGTGGCGTCTGACAAGAACGGGTGGGATGGGCCGATCTGTGTCCTGCAGCATCGCGATGAGCTGGTGGGGCAAAACCGCAAGACGCTGTTCGCTTACAACAAGGCCATGCCGTCCGACATCTTCACCGCCGATCGCAAGCGGTGGGTGAAAGACGGCGTTACATTTGCGATGGCCCAAACCCTGAGCCGGGCCGACAATCTCGCCAGCATGCCGCCCCTGGGGTTGTTGCTGATCGATGAGGCGCATCACAGCGCCAGCGATAGTTACCTGCGGACCATCGATACGGCACTGAAGGTCAACCCGTCTTGCAAGATCGGTGGCGTTACCGCCACGCCCAATCGCGGTGACAAGAAGGCGCTAAAAGGCGTCTTCTCAAACTGTGCTGACCAAATCACTATCAAGGAGCTGATCGAAACCGGCTTTCTGGTGAGGCCGCGAACTTTTGTCATCGACCTTGGTGTAACGAGCGAACTGCGCGGTGTCCGCAAGACCGCACAAGATTTCGATATGTCCGAAGTCGAACGCATCATGGATCACCAGGTTCTGAATGAACGGGTGGTCGATGAGTGGAAGAAGGCGGCCGGCGAGCGGCTGACCGTCGTGTTCTGCTCAACCGTCCAGCACGCCAACCACGTCTGCGATGCCTTCCAGGCGGCAGGCGTGACCGCCGCTGTAATCCACGGTGATATGTCGGACGGAGAGCGCCGGGCAACACTTCAGGCTCTCAACACCGGCGAGATCCAGGTCGTTGTGAATGTGGCCGTTCTTACGGAAGGCTGGGATCAGCAAACTATTGGCTGTGTGATCCTGCTGCGGCCGTCCTCTTACAAATCGACTATGATCCAGATGATCGGCCGCGGGCTGCGCAAGGTTGATCCTGAACGCTATCCTGGCGTCACCAAAGATGACTGCGTTGTACTGGACTTCGGTACATCGGTCTTGATGCACGGCTCTATCGAGCAGGAAGTGTACCTGGAAGGCGAAGGCACCAAAGAGTGCAATTCCTGTCAGGCGATCGTGCCAACTCAGTGCCAGGAGTGCCCGATTTGTGGCGCTGAATTTCCCAAGGAAGTCATCGAGACCGACACCAAAACGTGCAAGGCATGCGGAACAGAGAACAATGTTTTCGCCCGCACTTGCATCGCCTGCGGCGAAAAGTTTGGTGAAGACAAGGAAAAGTCTGAACTGGCTGACTTCCGCTTGTCGGAAATCGACCTTCTGCAAATGTCGCCTTACCGCTGGGAGAGCATGTTTGAAGGGCTAGCTTGGGTCGCCTGTGCCCTGGAAGCATGGGCAATTGTCGTTCAATACGACGGACGATGGATCGCGTTGGGCGGCAAGAAGGGAGAACCCATGCGGCTGCTGGGTGACAGCGCCGAACAGGTTCTTTCGCTGACATCCGCCGACGACTATCTGCGCGAGGCCGGCGACCTGGACATGGCGTCGAAGACCAAACGGTGGCTTTCCATGCCGCCATCCGACAAGCAACTACAGCACCTTGGTCTCACGCCTTTGAATTCCATGGGGCTGACGCGCTACCGCGCGGCGTGCTGCCTGACATGGAAATGGAATGAACGCGCTATTCGGCGCCGGCTGGAAGACCACGCAAATCCGAGGCTGGCGGCGTGAATGATGGTGGATCGCTCGACATACGAAGGTCTGATGAGCCTGTTTACTTCGCAGGGGCTGGAATTCAACACGTTCATGCACACCTGGGATTATCTGGAAGCCACGGGCCACACCAAAACACTTGCTGCATCTGCGCCGCTCCTGCTGCCCACGGCTTTCATGCAAGAGGCTTCGATGGGCTCAGGGGGCCTGGACGGTTCTTCTGTGGTGGTCATGTCGGAATGGTTGGCGCGGAAATCACGCGCCGGATCGAAAGGGTCATCGAGGTAAGTCAATGAAAACATGCCCCGCCAATAGCGCAGTATTTGCATCCAGGCCAATCGCTAACGGAAACGCGAGAAAATCGCTTTCAGACGATTTGCGCGCGGCAAACATCGTGGTCGCGAGCATCCGCCGGCGCCTTGCAAGAGGTGCATACGCCGTGACCGGCCGCGATTTCATCGCGATCACCGAACTGCATTCCGATGCCGCCAACGTCGCGCACGATGCGCGCAAGTGTCTTTAGAAGAGGAGCCCCAGCATGGCGAAGAAATCGAAGGCGCTGACGCAAGACGAAATCAAGTTCGTCCGCATCATCCATGCGGCCACCGTTCTTGGTGATGGCCGTCAACGCCATATCCAAGCCTACAAGCGGCTCGTCCGCATCCTCGAAAAGCTGGCGCCGGGCATTTCCCGGTTTCCGAAATAGGAGCCTCCATGCAGATCACCCGCCACATCGTATTGCCAGAGCCGGTTGAACCGCTGCCCGAAGGTGCGGCCAGCAGCTTTCAGGCCAGCATGGACAAGATGCAGCGCGACTTGTGGGCCATGTTCGGCAACGAGCGCGCCGTCCCGAATGTCCGCGTCTGCGGTTGCCGTGGCGTCGTCCACACCTGCAACACTATCACCTGAGGGGAGCGTCATGTCTAACCCGGTCCTCGAATACGAAACGCGACGCGCTTGGTGCGGGCGGCATGGCGTCATCGGCAACGTGGTGGCTGTTCGCGGCGGTGATGTTTGGTGCGGCCAATGCGCCGCCGAAGCCTTGCAGCGCCTGTTCGTGAATGACCTGAACTGCTGCCGCGCCTTGGCGAAGAACCCCAACGAGAAATAGGAGCGGTTGGTCGTGGATCGGCAAGAGTTCATGGACACCTTCTACTTCCGGCACGGCCCATGCTGCGCCGGCTGTGACTGGTGGCAGGGCTTGAGCAGCCATATAGGGCTTTGCACCAAGAGCGCGCCCGTTGCTGGCCATGAGCGCACCGCCATGGTGGACATGGACAAGCTAAACTTCCCGCTTCCAGCCGGGCACATCTACACGCCGAAGGACCACCGCTGCGGCGACTTCAAGGACGAGTTTGATTGGTCAACGCTGCCGCTTCCATATCGGAAGCGTGTCGGTGCACCGCTGTAAAATTGGAGGAACAACTATGGCCGACAAAGGATCGCAAGACGAACTGACGCTGCGTCGGATGCCCGATGGCGGGTATCTGGTGATGAGCATGGGGCAGCGGTTTGAAATGGCGCAGTTCCGTTTCGCTGCAACGGAGATCGGCAAGGCTCTCGACTACATGAAAGAGCAGATCGAGCCCGTCGCACCAGTACAACAGGCAGCCGGATAGGAGGGGCAAGATGGACACCGACAAGACGATTTCGCAGATGCTGACCGACGCCGGTTACAGCCATGCCGCCACACCCAACGGCGGCGCGCATCGCATAACCGAAGCCGCCACCGGTCGCCTCGTCGGTTACATGCACCACAACCAGGCGGCGGACTTTCTGGCCGCCCTGCCAGTTCAACAGACCGCCGCATAGGAGGGCCTGAAATGGAACGCGAGCGCGTGAAGTGCAGCAACTGCGAGAAGGACACCACCTCCCAGCACATGATGTGCGACCGGCAAGACGGGGCTTGGTGCCCGGACTGCTGGGAAGGCACCGCCTGCGCGCAAGGTGTCCACGGCGAGGGATGCCCCACCGCCGTTTTCAGCGACGAATAATTGGAGGGTCAACATGGGCATAGTTGCCATCATCGTCCTCGCTTTCGCCATCGCCGTCGCGCTGAACCATCAGCCTGGCGATTTTATTTAGGAGCGTTTTGACCGTGGCAAAAATCGGATACGCAGACCCGCCCTATATCGGCTGCGCCCACCTCTATAAAGATCACCCGGACTATGCCGGCGAGGTGGATCATGTCGCCCTGGTCGCGCAGCTCGAGCGTGATTTTGACGGCTATGTGCTTCACGCCGGGGCGCACAACGCCAGCGAAGCTATCCTTGCCCCGATGGCGGCGCAATTCGGCTGGCGCAAGGGCGTCTGGGTTAAGCAGTTCGCCGCCTTCAAGAGGAACGTCCCGACCGCTTATGCCTGGGAGCCGGTCTATATCAAGACCGCGCGCAAGCCGGTCGTGAGCAAGCGGTTCGTGAACCGCGACTGGATCATGTGCCCTATCACCATGAAGAAGGGGCTGACCGGCGCCAAGCCGGAGCCTGTCTGTCATTGGGCCTTTGAGCTGGTGGCGGCACACCCCGACGACACCCTGACCGACCTGTTCCCCGGAACCGGGGCCGTCTCGGAACACTGGCGTACATGGCGGGGCAAATTCACCCTGCCGCCGTTTCAATTAGCAGCAGAGTGAGGAGGGGCAGATGCAGTTCGATGAGCAAAAGGTCCGCGCCCACCTTGAAGGCGATCTTTTCTCCGACGCAATGGACAGCGCCGTGACGGCGTACTGCACCCAAGGCTATCTGAACCGCAAGGAAAGCGGCGATGGCGAGACGATGGTCCGCCGCCAACTCGCCGCCGCGATCCGCGCGTGGCTGATGAATACCCCAGAGACCGGTCTGCATAGGCTCGCGAGGCAGGCAGCACCTTCTAGGGACGGCGCAAGACCCGGTGATGAACCGGTAGCCGTAGGGCCACAGGCCGCCGGTCGTTTCCCTTCAACCACCAGCAATTAGCGAGCGTCATGACCGACACGGTTGAACAGCTTGCCGAATTGTTCGAGCAGCCAGCCAAGACGGCGGCGCTGACTGGCTGTTCTGTGACCGTTACCCTGTCTGCCGGTGCCGCCCAGGCCGTGGGAACGCTGCTGCGCGCTATGAACGGAGACTTTCCGAATAGAGACCAGACCCGCACCGTGCTGCGCGCACTCATGGTCAACATCGGACTTCTACAAATCATCAAGCTGTGGCTGCTCATCCGCATCCTGCGGTGGGCCCACACAGAATAATTGGAGCGATTGCCCATGACAGACAAGCGAGAGATATTCCGCCACGGCCGCTATGAGCATTGCGCCATCGTGTATTGGCCGGAGATGCCGGCCGGGCAGTCGCCGGATTACATCATCGCCATGGACGACAAGGGCCATGAGATGGTCTGCCATTACGCCATGGGCATTTGGTGCGAGATGAATGCCATGGACCTCATCTCGCGGCTGCGCTTTCACGACCGGAACGTGATCGAGACCCGCCGCCATTACACCCAGCCCGAACAAGCCAAAAGCTGAGGAGGGCCTATGTCGCATAGATCGAAGCGCGATTACCGAGAGTGCAGTCCATCCAAGGTGGCGAAATACCGTGGGCTGCGGAAGCCGCGCTGCAATGGTGGCGATGGCTGCAATAGGTGCCGCGCAAAATATGACAGCAAGGAAGCCAAGGATGCGCGTATCGAGAAGCACCTCGACACCATCTTTGGCCGTCCATAGCAGGGGAGCCTGAAATGCACGGACCACTTGCAATTGCAGCATTGGTTATCTCGCTGATGTTCTGCGCGATGATCGCGCCCGCCGCGTGGCATTGCCGGGGATTTTCGTACCCGTGCTTTGACCGGGCGATGGGTATGCCCGTGCCTGCAACTGCCAACTGAAAACGAGCAGTTTTCATGGACAAGTTCATCACACCCGGCCCGTTGCCGACGCCATACGAAAAAGAACTGCTGACCACCTTGATGGAGGAAGCGTTCGAGATTTTGCCGTTCCTTGGATCACGCGCCAGCAAGGCTATTAGGTTCGGTTTAGGCGAAGTCCAACCGGGGCAAGATCAGACCAACGCCGCGCGACTGACCCAAGAGATTGGCGACTTCTGCGCCGTGGTGGATCGCCTCACGCAATGCGGCGCGCTCTCGATGGCCGAGATTATCGAAGCCAAACAACGCAAGTTCGCGAAGCTGGACAAGTTCATGCAGACCGAACCGCCGAAAGCGGCGGAAGCCTAGAGGGGAGCCTGTTTTGAAGACGCATTGGATCAAGGACAAGGGACTGACGCGGTTTTCCGAAACCGTGACCCATTGCGGCTTGGTCGGCTGGGAAGATGCCGTTGCCTCGCACGAGTTCGTGAATGTCAGTGGCGACAGCTTTGTCGCAGTCGAAAAACTGAAGGGTGTGACTTGTGGCCGGTGCCGCAAGGGCGCCAATGCGAAATCCAACTGAAAGCGAGCGATTTCCGATGGCCGGTCAAATCCAAATTCGTTGCCCGAAGTGCAGCAAGACGATGATGGGCGACCGCCAGCCGGAAGACCCGGTGCAAGCGATGGAGTGCGTCATCATTTGCCCGGCCTGCGACGATGGCGACTTCCACACGCCGACATACCTCACCGCCTCCGGGCGGGACGTTACCGAACTCAGTTTTTAGGAGCCCATCATGCCCATCACAGAAATGCCCTCTGCCGAATTGGCTCGTCGCCTACGTTCTTTCGCTGGGTGGCATGATCGCCAGCGTCTGCCGGTAGCCGACAACGAGGGTTACATCGCATCAGAATTGCTGCGCGAAGCCGCGCGGCGCTTGGCTGAGAAATAGGAGGGCCTGATGCTGTTGTCGAAGGAATTGGAATTGCTGGCGGCATGGCATGACGGCCAGGGCCACGATCAGACGGCCAAGATGGTTCGCAAGTGCATCCCCGTCTTGGAGAAGCACGAAGCCGAGAAGGCGCGCAGCGCCAAAGCGAAACCGAAAAAGTAGGAGCGGATCGTGAAGCTGAAACGCTGGTGTGTGACCGTCATGGATAACTGGACACCGACACGGGAGTTCTGGTCGCTTGGCGGTGCGATGGCACATTTCGCGGAGCATCAGCCCGCTTCTTACCTTTACCACTGGTCCCCCGCGCTGGGCGGCTGGTCAAAGGTCGTTTTTCCAAGCATCGCAGACCCGAAATAGGAGGGACTTTTGTCGAAGTATAGCGTCAGGGCTGAGTGTGGACATCCGGGTTGCCGGGAGGTCGCCAACTATGAGGCTGACACCCGCAAGGATCAGCGTCGCCTTTATGAGAAGTACGGCAACAAGCAATGGCGCTGCGTCCGTCATAGTCGCCCCGACGAAATGCTTGGCATGGAAAACCTCCGCATCGTCTGGGAGTCCGTGTCCCAAGAGAAGTTCTACGAAGGCAGCAGCATCGGCCTCTATTGGGGCAGCAGCGGCTTTCTATCAGGTCCCGGCTTCCGCGCTTTCACCAAAGACTTTCCAGAAGGAACCACCCTTCGCATCACGGCAGAGATTGTTCTGCCGCCCGAAAATTAACGAGCGGTTCATGCCGTCAGTAAAAGACACTGCGATCAAGCTGCGAGCCGTGGTCTGGGATACGTCCGGGTACATCAACCTTGATCCTCAGAAACCACGGGTCGCGCCGACGCCAGAAGATCAGCAGATTTTCAAGCGCAACTTTGCGCGACTGCGGCGCTGGGCCGATGCAGCAGAAACCGCGAACTTCATGCAGACGCTTAATCGCTGGACCGGCGATTACCTGCACAACTGAGGAGCGATTGCCGGTGGCCATTCACGAACAATGCGTCGGAGCGACAGACGAGTGGTACACGCCACCCGAAGTCTTCGCTGCGCTCGGCTGCTCGTTCGATCAGGACGTGTCCAGTCCTGGCAAGCACGTCACCGACTGGATCCCAGCCTTCGAAGTCATCACCGCTGGCAGTCTGGAAAAGCCATGGCGCGGCTTCGTCTGGATGAACCCGCCGTTCGGCGGCCGGAACGGTCTTGTGCCGTGGCTGCAGAAGTTCGTCGCCCACGGCTGCGGTATCGCCCTAGTGCCGGATAGAACATCGGCGCCCTGGTGGCAGCAGTTCGACCCGCAAATGCAGGTGTCGTTCTTCGTGTCGCGGAAAATCAAGTTCATCGACGGACGCACGATGAAGCCCGGCAAGTCGCCGGCACAGGGAACAACACTGTGGGGCATCGGTCACCAGGCCAACGAAGCGCTCCTGCGCGCCCAGGCCAAGGGATTTGGAATTGCACATATCGCCGCCCGGAAGGCGGCTTAGGAAGGGAGCGTCTGTTGAAGATGAAGGACATAGACCGCGCAAAGTTCTTGGCTGACGCCGTCAAGGCGATCCCGCACTTCCGTCACGGCCTGAAAGAGCGTGGCGTAAACTGTATCCAGGTCGAGGCCTATGCAGATGAAGGTGAGGCTGGCGGGGTCGGTTACGGCGAAATTCTCATTCCCAAGGAATACGCAGCCGACATTTTGATGCTGATCGAAACCAAGCTTGCCGCAGATTTATCGGCGCTTGGCGTAACCGTTTAGGAGGGGGCTTATGTCGGTCGATCACACCAGTACTGGGCTAGCGATTGCTGCTTGGATCAGCAACATGGTCGGACCATGCCCGAAATATCTAGCGGTGCTTGCGACGGCACTTGCTGTCGTTGTCGCCTGCGGTTTTTAGGAAAAATTGATGCGGTGGCGAAGTGGGAACGCCCTGGTCTGCAAAACCAGTATGAGCCGGTTCGATCCCGGCCCGCATCTCCAAAACTGAAGGGGTAGCGTCCCATGCACTGCGAGGGGAAACCGGCATTCGATCGCCGCGGGGACGCCGAATTCGTGGCCAAGCGGACCAGAGGGCGTGGATATGGGCATTCCATGGCTGCTTACCGGTGCCCCGACTGCAGCAAATTCCACATTGGCCACAAGGCCATACGGTCAAAGAAATTCCGCTTCAAATATCGTCGTAAGTAAGTTGATCAACACGCCGGATTGCTGTCACCATGCCGAATGGAGGGTTCATGTCTACAGTTCCACCGCTACCTAAATCGAACCACGAAGGCGATTGCCCGTGGTGCAAACACAATTTGCTGGACCAATGGTACGAAAACGCTGTGCCAAGCGAGGCTGAAAGGCTGGCCGCCGGCAAGACTTGCCCGAACTGTGAAAAACCCATCGCGGTCCAGTTCGAAGAAACCATCACCTACACGCCCGTCATCACTGCAACGCGATCGCCGGCCGACATCCGGTACATGGCGCTGAAGGGCATATCCGAAGGACCGCGCCAACATGGTTGACTTCACGCAGCGCATCGCCAGCACGTCCGGCGCTGCCATAACCGAGATCCTGGGCGGCCTGCTGGATGAGGCGATTGCAGCAAAGGCCAAGAAGGAATACGAGGCCGGGCGCGGATCGGGCGTGGGCGATGTTGCCGCCAAGCGCATCGGCGCCGGCTATATCGGCACGGACTGCGCGCGCGAGCTGGGTTTTCGCTTTCACAAATACCCCAAGGAGGACCGTGACGGCCCCGTATCAAAAGGTGAATTGAACCGCCACGCGGAAGCCGGACACTGGACCGAAGCCAAGACGGCCGAGTGGTTCGGCCTGGTCGGGCTGACGGTTGAAACCTTCCAGCGCAGCAAGGAAACCGGTCTTCCCCTTATGGGACCGGAGGGCAAGCCCAAGCAGATCGGCTGGATGGCCGCGCGCGATCCTCAGACCAGCCAGTACCGGATGGCCGGCGAAGTGGATGGCGTGATCACGCATGTGTCCAACGGCGTGTTGGAGCCGCTGATCAAGACGCCGTGCATCTGGGAAAGCAAAAAGGCCACCGACAAAAAGTGGAAGAAGTTTTCCAAGGAAGGCGTGAAGAAAGCTGATCCCAAGTATTACGGCCAGCTTCAGACCAACATGGCCTACCTGGGCGCGGAACAAACGCTGTTCTCGATGCTCAACCTCGACAACATGAAATACTTTTTCGAGATCATCCCGTTCAACCAGGCTGATGCCCAAGCCATTTCCGATCGCGCCGTCAAGGTGCTGGAAAGCGCCGATCCCTTCGAGCTTCCGCGCATTGGCCTGAGCGAAGACGATTTCCGCTGCAAATTCTGTGATTTCCACGGGCAATGTTGGAAGGGACTGAAATTGCAGCCTGCCCCAACATTCCAAAACACCGAGGTCGCAGTGCCGCTGCCGGGAATACCGAAGCAGCATGCGCGTGTCTTCACCCCCAGCTTTCACATCAACAAAGGAAACTGACCATGTTTGAACTGGCAAAACACGATCTTCGCTTCATCGCGCAACGCCTCCCAAAAGACATTCGCGATCTGATGAAGACCCATGGCAAGAACCTGATGGTCGGCGGCGGCTTTATCCGCGCCCAAATCGCGGGGGAAACACCCAGCGATATCGATCTGTTCGGTACCGACAAGGCCCAATTGGAACTGATCGCCAACGCTCTCATGTCGGTTCGTCCTGGAGCCAAGATGCACAAGAGCAAGAACGCCATCACCATCATCACGCCCGATCGCCTGCCTGTGCAATTCATCACGCGCTGGACATTCGATGAGCCGTCCAAGTGCATGGAGAGCTTCGATTTCAGCGTCTGTCAGGCCGTTGTGTATCGCCTGAATGGCGGCAATGGCGACTGGCGCAGCTGCATCGGTGAACGCTTCTATCAGGATTTGGCTGCGCGCCGGCTGTTCTACACCGCGCCTGTGCGCGAGGAAGAAGCCGGCGGCTCGCTGCTGCGCGTCATTAAGTACGTGAAACGCGGCTATACCATCCAGGTGTCCAGCCTGGGGGCGGTTGTTGCCCGCCTGTTCTCTGGGATGGAGAAATCGCCCTTGGCGGGTGAGCGGCCCGATGTTGTGTTGGTCGGACTGCTGCGCGAGGTCGACCCGCTTCTGGTTATCGATGGTTTTGAAGTTGTCGATGACCATGAGCCCGTTGAGGGCGAACCGGCGGATGACGCGCCGTGACCCAGGACTTCCGCCCCACAGAACAAAAGATCGCCGGCAGCGTCCGCTTCGACGGGATGTCCGATGATGACGTGATCCAAGTTGGCATCGCTATCACACGGTTCATGGACTTCCTGAAGGAGCGCGGCGTCAAGCCGACTGAAGTTCACGCCAAGAACCTGCACATGGACCTGGGTGCATGCCACAGCAACGGCTGCCCGCTGGACTTCGCTGCGTTGAACAAGATGGACCTGACGCCATTCGTCAACGACTGCATCGGCATCGGCAAGAACCTGGATCGCAACACCGGCCGGCTGATGAACGGCTATCGCCCGCGCTGCGCGCGTAGCGTGCTGATTATTCATTGAGGGCGCTATGAGCATTCCCGTGCCACTTCCCATCCTGCAGGACATCGAGCGCGAGCTTCATGCCGCAATACGGAACTGCCATATGGCGACCGACAAGGTGGAATTCGTCATCGTCTTGAACTCCACTGGTGACAATGAATTCATGCACGCCATCTATGAGCAGCGATATTTAGCGCGCGGCCATGGCCGGGATGACATTCGGTATCGTGGCCACCCGGTTGCTATCGCATATGGCACGAAATGCCCGCGCGTAGCCGTCTACAGCCGCGCCAAGGAGCGCGCATCACTTCCCTATTTTGTTGTTGATCGAGCATGACCACACCCAACCGCGAAGACCTGGCGAAGTACCTGGATATGGTTTTCGGCTATATCCAGGCCGAAGACACCTGCATCGCGCTGCGCGGAACCGGTGAGAAAGGCACAGCTGGTGAAGGTGATTTCATCGAGCCGGTGATCGTGCCCGCCATCACCAGCGCCTTCGACGTGGACCGCATCTTTGGTCATGTGCAGCGGTGGTCTAGCCACGGCCGCGCATCGTTCATCGTGCCGGCATCCGTCGACGCCGCGGCGCTGGCGGACAAGCATGCCACCGAAGACCGCATTCGCGAGCTGACCACCATTCTGGTGGACATCGACAAGGGGGACACCCTGGCGAAGCTGAGGCATGCCGTGAAGCATCTGGGCCAGCCGACCATGACGGTCTATTCCGGCGGCACAACCGAGACCGGCGCCCCGAAGCTGCATGCCTATTGGCGGCTGTCGGAAGCGTCCGACCAGGTGGCGGCGATTGCAGCCGCGCGAAAAATGCTGGCGCTGAAGCTGGGGGGCGATCCGTCTTTCGGGCGGTCCACCCAGGTCATCCGCCTGCCCGGCTCGGTCTATGGCAAGGGCGGCGTGGCCAAGCCTTGCCGGATCGAGGATATAACGGATTTTGAATATGATCTTGACGATCTGCTGGCGGCGATCGGGGAAATGCCCGTGGCCGATGGCGTCACCATCGACCCGGCCAAGGTCGCAGCGCCCATGTCGTTTTCCAGCGGCGGCAACGGCCTCACCTTCTCACCCAGCTTCCAGGGCCCGACCGACAAGCCCGACATCCGCCAGTCCATCACCAGCGACATCACCGAAGGTGGGGACGATGACCGCAACCGCTGGTCAGAATTCAACCGGGTGGCCGGGCTGCACATTCACCAGGCCCGCGCTGGCTTGCTGACGGTCGATGAGGCCAGGCAGCACACCGCCACCTGGATGGCGGCGCACATGGTGCCGCCATGGCCGCCGGTGCGCTTCGAAAGCGAGTGGAAGGCCCTGGTTGCCCATGACGTGAAGGCCAAGGGTCCGTTCCCCGGAGAGCGCGAGGCCGTCCAGGCCCACGCGCCTGCGCCTTCGCCCGTCTTCGGGCAAGAGACCGCGGACCTGAGCGAATTCGCCATCGGAAACTGGATGGTGGGCGAGAAGCCCAAGCGCCGGTTTCTGGTCGACGGGCTGGTGATGTCCGGCAAGGCCCACATGCTGGCCGCCGAAGGCGGCGCGGGCAAGACCTTCCTGCTGATGGACCTGGCGCTGAAGATCGCCATGCATGCGCCTGGAGAGCTGCAGAGCTGGTGCGGGTTGCCGCTGACGGATGATGCCGGCGGCGCGGTGGTGATGCTCACCACGGAGGATGACCAGGACGAACTGCATATCCGTCTGGCCGAGATCGCCACGCCAGCCCAGCGCCAGCGCGCCCAGGACAATCTGCGCATCATCCCGACCATCAATATCGGCGGTGCTTTTGCGCTGGTGGAGCGCGAGCGCGCCACCGGCCGGGCGCTGATCGGGCAGGCTTGGGGGCGCGTCTTGGAAAAGATGCGTAATATCAAGAACTTGAAGCTGGTGGTGATCGACACCCTCAACACGACACTGCACGGGGAAGAGAACAACGCCACGGTGATCAACGAGTATGTTCAGGCCGCCGCTGCCGTGGTGTGCGGCGAGCTGGGCGCGGCGCTGATCGTGACCCACCACGTCCGCAAGCCGGGCGCCAACGTCAAAATCTACACCCCGGAGGACATGAAGAACTCGGTGCGTGGATCCACGGCGCTGATCGGCGCTTTCCGCGTCGCCCTGGGTATCTGGCACGCCCCCGATTACAAGGAGCGGCTGGTTCGCATGGGCCTGGAAGGGCGGCGCGGGCAGCTGTTCAACTTCGCCGTGGTGAAGGCCAACAACCCACAGATGGCCTTTGAGACCCGCGCCATGCTGCGCCAGCCGTCCGGCCTGCTGATCGACATTACCGACCAGGAACAGCAGATGGTGTCCAACACCCGCGACGAGGCCGAAGCCTGGCTGATCAAGGCGGTCGAGTACGCCGCCGAGCAGGGCCATCCCTTCACGGTCACCACCGCCATGAAGGACGCCCCCAACGGCCGCAAGAACCAGATGCCGGCCATGCTGGTGGCCATGTCCGAACGGGCCATCAAGGACCTGTGCACCAGGGCGGTGGAGAGCGGCCGGCTGGTCAAGTGCAATCCCAAGGGCAAGACCACCTACAACCACCTGGACGTGCCCCATGGGCCGCTGGCGAAGGCCGTGGGCCACGACGGCGGGGCCTACCGGATAGCCGAGGGTTCCGACTTCACGCCCCCCAGCTGGGAACACCTGTTCGCCTACCACGCCGTCGAGCAGCGCATCGTCAAACGGGGTCAGGAACAGGCCCGCACGGTGGGCGGTCGCAGGGGGGCAAGTGCAGTTGCAAGGGGGTGCGTGCAACCGGTGCAATCGGTGCAATCGGGTATGCGGTTTTCGCCTGATCTTTATTTAAATTCAGAGACTTAGTCGATTGCATGCGGGTGCAATTGCACCAAATGCACCAAAATCGACCCAATTGCACCTGTTTTGCGATCCACTTTGTTGAATGTTCTCATGGGGTTACAAGGAAAGTGCCGACCCAATTGCAGTCTTCCTTATTAATCCATCTAAGTGCGCGCACGCCCGTGCGGGCGCGCGACACCGGACGGCTTTTCACCGCGAGCCGCACCCCATGACCCTGACCCTGGTGGTGACCCTGGCCGGAACACCCCGACCCCAGCCCCGACCCCGCTTCGTCCATGGCCGGGTGGTGTCCACCGGGGCCGCCAAGCCGAAGGCCTGGGCCAAGGCAGTGGAGCGGGCAGCACGGGAGGCCGTCGCCAACCTGGGGGGCGTCGATGCCGTGGCAAAGGCACTGGGCGGTCACGCCCTGGCGCTGGCCGTCCTGTTCGAATTCCCGACCCCCAACACGACCCGCTGGGGCCAGCCCCACACCGTGCGCCCCGATGGCGACAACCTGGCCAAGCTGGTGCTGGACCGGCTCATGGCGGCCGGCGCATTAGGCGGGGATGACAGCCGGGTGGTGGATCTGGTGGTGCGCAAGGTCTGGGCCCAGCGCGGCAGCATGTCGGTGCGCGTCAGCCGGGCACACAACACGACCCGAACCGCAACACGATCCGAACCGCTCGCCGCGGCGCCGGTATGGCTTAGGCGCTGATCACCAGCCCAGCGGCGCCGGTGACCACAAGCCCAGGGCATGCCCCACCCAGCTCGCCCCCGCGATGAAGGCCAGCCCGGCCACCAGGACCAGCATCCCGCCAAAGAACTGCCAAACACCCCGCGCCGTGTCGCTGCCGGTCATGTCGTGCCTCCATGTCTCACCCCAACGTAGGCGCGCGCGAGACAAAGAAAACCCCCCAGGGGGCGAGCCTGGGGGGTGAGGCGGTGCGGTGCTGGCGGTCAGTAGGCCGTGGCGATCGCCCAGAAGGCCGTCACCACAAGGCCCGCCAGGGCCGCCATACAGAGGAAGGCGCGGACCATCACCCCTCCATCATGCGGTAGCAGACGACATGCGCCGCCCGGATCGTCCAGACCGGCGCGGCCTGGGTGTTAAAGCTGTCGCCCTCCCGCAAGGTCAGCCAGTCGGGCCCGTGGCCCATCACATCGGCGCGCGGGATCACCCGCCCGTTGATCAGGCTCACATCCTCGAGCCAGTAGGCCGTCCCCTCGTCGTCCAGCTTGGTCATATACTGATGCGGATAGGCGGGCAGGTTGCCGCTGGGCTTTGCTAGCGCGGTCATGCGTCACCTTCCTGGCCGCAAGTGATACAGGTGCCGCTGCCGTCTTGAAGGGTCTCGCCGCAGTTGTCGCAAGCGTCGTTGATGAAAGGCACCCAGAACCAGCCGGACACCCACACGCCTTCGTCACTCACGGAGAGTAGCGGGCTAGCATCAATCTCCCGCTCGTCGTTCACATGCTCATCCCGCGCCGCCGTGACCTCAGCCGCGTACACCTTCACATCGCTGCTGGCATCGTGTAGCGCCTGCAGCACGTCAGCCTGCCGAAGCGCGCCGTTCTTCAGGGCGTCCTTCAAGATATGCATCGCGTCTGGCTTTGCCCAATCGGGCACGTTGTCCAGATAGACCAGCCCACCACAATCGGGACACTCGCCAGCAGGAACAATGCCGCCAGCCGAAAGGCGCTCCTGCGCGTCCTCGATGGCGTCCAGGTCAACCGCATCGCCCTCCCATGCGCAGTTATCGCAATGGCAAGGCCCCTCGGCATCGTTGATCATCAACCCCGTCATGGCTCAAGCCTTCCACGCGCTAGAGGTTTCAATGATGGCATCGCAGTCACAGCACACGCCGCGTCCTGTGTCGCGGTGCTGGCCAGTCTTCGTGCAGCGGGGCGGTTCTTCGTCTTCGCCTTCCGCCCATGTGCTGCTGGGGTCATAGTCGCGGAAATCTTCCGGGCATTCGTCGCCGTCGTTGACGGGGCCAAAGCCTACGCACAGTCCGCCAAAGCCCGATTGAAAGCTGGCGTCTTCGATGATCGCCACATCGCCGCGAACGGTGGCGATGGCAAAAGCTAGGGCCTGAGCCGCGCTTTCCAGCGCGCGGATATGCGGTGCTGGGATCTTGTCGCCGTGATTGGCGGCTTCTTCCAGAAGCTGATCAACATTCAGATAGTGTGCCATTTCTCCTAATCCTCTCCGTTGTGACGCACAGCGCGTCCCTATGGGCGGGTGGGGCGAAGGTGTCCTGTCCCTCGCCCCTTGCGCGCCCTGATCCCGCCAACGGAGATCAACGGGCAGCGCGCGCCCATAAAGCCGCGTTGTCAGTCGGTGAGCCGGTGATGCGCCGGGCGGTTGTCCGGCGTGTCGTTCAACACACCCAGCACAAAGAACGCGCCCACCATGAACGCCACCAGGATCAGCCCGGCCACGCCATGCCCAACCCAGGACAGGATTTCATCCGTGCGGCTGTAGCTGTCCGGCTGGGCCGTCAGGTCTTGGGGGATCATGCTGTTACCCTTTCGAAGTTGCAGGGCAGCAACGTGCCCCATGCGATCAGCCCAGCGCCCACGCCAAGCGGTGCGAATTGTGGATCAGTGCCCCAGCGCCGCCGTGACGCGGCAACACTCTCCCAGGTCAGCCCATCAGGCAGCCGGTAGAATGTCCCCGTCGCCGGATACAGGCCGCGCGCCTTGGGGTTTCTCTCCCAGGACATGCGCACCACCGCATCCAACTTGCTCCACGCCGGGCGCGGCGTGCCGTCGTGATAGAGCGGGCATGTGCGCAGGTCTTCGCGGTAGGCTTCTTGGCCGGGGGTCATGACAGCCCCGCAGCGTGCGCGATGGCTTCCTTGGTCGGAGCCATCTTGTTGAGACCATCAACATCCGACACCTGCGCCGCGAACCAACGGCCATTGATCACAAAGAAGGCTAGCCGGATGTCGGAGGTCGTGGCCTCGCACATGGCGAAGTCGCGCCCGTTGAAGTGCATCGGCGGGAGCATTTCCAAAAACTCCCAATAGGTCGCCTCGTCCACTTCCACGCACTCGCGCAGCAGCCGGTCACGGCTGTACTTTTCTTCGTGCGTCAACTCTTCCGGGTTCAGCCAGCGATAAAAGGCGTCCAGATCGAGCGGGGCCGTTGTCACCAGCGTGATGTCGCGCAGGTGGGGGATGATGGCTTTGACCTCCTCCACCTTGACCTCTTTCGGATACCAGCAGATGAACGGCTCGCGGCCCTGCAGCTTCGCCTCGGCGCGTACGCCCTGGCTCCATGCATCTGAGCGGTCCACCGCTTCAACGCGGTGCGTTGTGCCGTCCGTGGTCACATCAAAGAACTGTGTCTTGGCGCGATATACGCGGCAGGGAATGCGGCAACCTACGCCGCGATGTGCACCGGCATGGCCATGATGGAAAAACCAGAAATCACCCAAGCGGCCTTCGTCGGTCAGTGTCAGCTTGTCGAACGGGATAGTTTGGTTCAACCCACCACTGAAAGAGGCGCATTCACCGAACAGGTAGAACGAGCCGCCATCGCTCCATTGCAACCCATCCTGCCATTTGTGGGAGAAGCGGCCATAACGGTCACCAATCACCACAAAGTCACCAACGCACGGGCCTTCGCGCTTGGCCCATGCGGCTTCTTTCTGGTCGAGAATTTCGGCGTCGCGCGCATCGGGCTCGATATGGCTGTTCAGCTTGTAGAAGCGGGCTGCCGTGTCAGCCATTGGCCGGGTATCTGTCGTCATGCTATCTCTCCGTTGTTGATCAAAACGCCCCAGGACGGGCCGTGTCGTTCTACAATACGCAGAAAAGAGACAAAATGTCCAACATCAAAAAACCGAAAGGTGGAAGGGCGCGAAAGCCCAAGATCGATCCTGATGTGGAAGACCTGGACCTTCAGGACGAGCCGCTAGAGCCGGGGCGGCCTCTGACTGCGAAGCAGGCGGCTTTTATTGACGCTTACACGGTAGGCCATACGGCGGGAAACTCTACTAAGTCAGCAGAGATTGCGGGGTATAGCAAAAAGACGTGCGCGCAAATTGGGTCCGACATCCTGAAACTTCCCCACATAAACGCCGCCATCGAAGCGCGATTGCGTGAAGCTGTGGGCACGGCACTGACCGTGCAGGCCGTCGCGGTGATCCGCCGGATCATCAACGATGAAGAAGCGCCGCTGAAGCTGCGCGGCGCAATGGCCGTCAAGGTGGTGGAATTCACCGGCATGGGCGAGCGCGTGAAGGTTGAGAAGGCCAAGGAAACCGGCCTCGATGGCTCGAAAAACCTGGCTGAAATGAGCCGCGCCGAGTTGGAGCGCATCGTCCACCAGGGCGCAGCGATCCTTCGGGCTGCAGCGGCCTTGCCGCCAGCTGGGCCGATGCTGGAAGGGCAGGTTTTGCCCCATAAAGCGCAGGATAATGCCCAATTGGCACATGCCGAAGACGGCCAAGCGACTGCATCACAAAGCTAATCCCGCCACAGTAGCCAGCCCTTGCTAGGCTGCGTAACGCCCAAAAGGCGTGTTTTGCTGGGCTTTGGCCCTCCCTGTCCGCGCCAAGCCTGGCCGGCCAGCCGGCAGCGCCGGTCTGCCGCCCGCGCCCGTCCGCCCCTGGGGGGGTAACCCAAGCGCGCGCGCATTTTTCCCTATCCGGCCCGCCGAGAAATTTTTGGCCTTCGGCCAAACCCCATGTTGGACATTTTGTCTCCTATATTCAACATCGTTCAACATCTGGTAAAAGGCTGAAGGCGAAGCACCACCGGCTGCGCCGGCGGTTTTCATCACGGGGCGGGGCGCCCCAACGAGACTAGGGGCCTTGCGACATGTCGTCACCGCCGGGGAAATATGTCCGCCTGTTCGACTTCACGGACTTTTCGACCGCGCACCCCGATCAGCAGCAGCCCGGCATCGACATCGACAACGAGCTGGATGCGATCAAGGTCACGACGGACAAGACGATCGATCGCCTGGGCGAGATCCAGCGCGATGACGGCAAACTCCGCAATTTGAGCGTCCACAAGGACGCGCTGAGTGCCGACACTCTCGCCCTTGTTTCTGGAACCGGCACGCCACGCGGCGCGTGGCTGACCGCCACCGCGTATGTGTCCAAGGACATGGTTTCGGCCGGCGGGCTGACCTACATCGCGGTTACAGCGCACACGTCCACCACCTTCGCCGCCGATCTCGCCGCTGGGAAGTGGCTGCTGTTCGCCAACGGCTATGGCGCGTCGCTTTTTGATGCGCCGGTATCGGCCATCATTTCGTCGCTGACCGGCGCCGAGGCGGAAGGATATCGCGCACTGGTCGCCCATAGCGGCACAAGCGGTGCGCTGATCGGCTATGAAGATCAGGTTGTCCAGATCATCGACGGCGTGCCGTCGTTTTCCGGGGCGCCGTCAGCCGGCATGCGTCTGTTCAACCAGGCGACGAAGGCACAATACAGCTTCGATGGGGCAACCTGGAAGAAGCTGAATTCGCGCCGGGTCTTCACATCCAATTTTACCACGGTTGCGGCGGCCATTGCTTTTGCAGTGTCGGCCGGGCTGGTTCTCGTTCACGATGACGCCAGCGCGGCCTGGACACCGACCGTCGATACCGATTTGTCGGCCCTGCCTGGCGTGATCATCACGGATGGCACGATCAAGCCGAATGGCCACGTCGTCACCATGCCGTCGTATCTTGAGGCGCCGCGGCTGAAATGGATCGACATTTCGTCGGGCGGCCATGTGGACTGCCGCAAGGCGCTGAAGTGTGATGTCGAATGGTGGGGGGCGGTCACAGCGGCGGCCTTCAATTCCACCTTGGCGACTGCCAACACGCTTCCGATTGATGAAGCGATCGCCTATGGCGCGGAGATTATCGCGTTTCAGTCGTCGGGCATCTACAGCACGACGGGTCACATTGTTGGCGGCGAGCGCGCGCGCACTTTCACCGGGCGCGGGCGTGATGCGACAACCGGAATTATCGGTTCCGGTATCGACTACGCGCACAAGGGCGAGGTCACTGGCGACGCTATCTCGCAAAAGAAGTTCGTTTTTCAGAACGGTGCAAACAACGATTATTGGACATATTTCCAAAGTCTGACCATTCAGGCCGATGACGTAACCGCGACCGTTGCCGTTGGCGTCATGCAAAGCACGACGGTCCCGGCGACACAGTGGTGTTTCAATTTCGATGATTGCCGCCTGAAGGGCTATGTCGGCATTCATTGGGGATGGGCCAACCTCAACACCGTCAAGAACTGCGATATTTTCGGCTATTACGCGGCCGAAAGCCAGGTCATCACGTCCGCCACAACGACGGAAGGTCGCTCGATCCAGAAGCTGACCTACATCTGCTGCCAATTTTCGCAGACGCGCAACAATGGCGGTCAAATCCACTTCTGGTGCGATAACGGCACGCAGGCGATTTTCTCGGTCCAGTACATCGGCTGCACGTCGATTTTCGGCAATGATGGCTATGTGTGGGGTTCCGGCTCGGTGGCCGGCAATCATACCTTCATCGATCATCACAATGAGGGCATCCAGGGCACGCTGCTTGTCGGTGAGACCGCAAATCTCACTTCGATGTGGTCCTTCGATAGCCCGGCCGCCACACCGAACACTGCTGCCCAAGTCATCACGCAGAAAGGCCCGCGGTCGTGGGTGCGCTTCCGTGACACGATGTATTTTGGCACGGGCAGCTATCTCGAAGTCCCGTGCGGCATCACTTTCGTGTCGGGCGGGGATGCGCTGAGTGCCTATACCAAGCCCACGGCCTTCACGCCGAACGACAATTCAGGCGCCGGTCTCACATTCACAAGCATAAGCTGCTTTTACGAGATTGTCGGCAAGACCTGTCGCATCTGGGGAACGCTTACGTTCCCGACAACCGCGAACGGCAACAATGCCAGTATCGGCAATTTGCCCAAGACCATTGCCAATGACGCCGGTGTTCATGGGCCGATCGGGGCGGTCGCGTACGGCGCAGCGGTCGGAATATATTTCGATCTCAACCCCAACACCAAGACGATGGATATTGACAACGTGATCGGCGGTGCCGATGTCACCAACGCCACATTGAGCGGCAAGACCATCAAATTCTCTGGCAGTTACCAGATTTAATCGCGAGAATTTACACTCATGCTGCATCGGACAAAAGCAACGCCCTGGTTTCAGTATTCCTTCGTTGAGGAAGGTGGGCCGGTGCCTGGCGAAAAGGCGCTGTGCGCGGGTGGCGTTGTGGCCTCAGCCGATGCTGACGAATTTCTGGATCGCTGGTTGTATGATTTTCAGTGCGGCCGGGTTGAATTCGGCGCGCGCCTGCTGGCGCCGATGCTGACGGAGCGGAACGGAATTTTCTCTCTCGCCAGCGGAACATGCGCCATCGAAGGCGCGTTGTCGCAACAGCTCGGTGCGAAAATCGAGTGTTCCGACATTGAGCGCCTGGAAGTCGCAGATGAAGCCTTGCGCCTATTCCCCGGCCTGACTGGCTTCCATGTCTTTGACGCGGTGCGCGATCAAATCCCGTCCTGCCGCGCGGTTCTCTGCTTTGGCCTGACATCCCTGCTGGATAACGACGCCTTCCAAGGCCTGTTGAGCAATGCGGCGAACGCGCTCCCCCGCGGCGGTCATATCTATCTCGAAATTTGCGTTTCCCAGAGCTTGGCGGCGCGCATGTTTCACAACTGGTACATGCCTTTCGAGGCTGCGACCTGTGCTTTCATCAAGGGATTGATGGTCGGTCGGAAGTTCGTTCGTACTACCCGTCATCACGGCTATTTCCACACGAAGGACGGCGTGGTGAACATGGCCGCCGCGGTGGGTTTCCGCCTTGTCGCCACGGCCCGCGCCGGTGGATCGATCGACTTGCGCCGTAGCGCGCTGTTCTCACGCCTTTGGAAACTGCCCGGCGGCAAGGCGCTTGTGCGCTTGCTCGGCGCTGCAATGCCGTACCTTACCGTGCTGAAGTTGGAGCGCGTTTGATGCTGACCTTCACGGCAAAGCGACTCGCCCATGACGACCTTTCCAGCGTTGCACGCTGGTCGAAGCCGGACGGCCATGATCTTTGCTACTGCCTGGAACCTGGTTATCGGCGCGAGCCGCATCCGATCATTCCGGCCGGCACCTATGCACTGCGGCTTCGCACGGTAGGCGAGAAGCACGCGGCCTACCTGAAATGGTATGGCTCGGACTTTCACAAGGGCATGATCGAAATATGCGACGTGCCCGGCCGCACGGCCATCGAATTTCACGTCGGCAACACGATCGCGGACACGCTGGGCTGCTCGCTGTCCGGCGACAGTTTTATCAATCCTCCTGGCAACGGCAGTGGACATTTTGAAGTGGTGCGCAGCCGCGTGGCTTATGAGCGCGCCTATCCGATTTTGCGTGATGCCATTTTGGCTGGCCCGACCCAGCTCATCATCGTGCCCCAGGGGGCCGGGTAACAAAATGTCTGAAAAGGTGCAAAGGCCAATGACGATCCACAATGTTGAGGCGGTGCCTGTGCCGCGCACGTCTGCCGGCTTTGACCTGTTGGCCTATCTGCATCAGCACCAGGGCGACATCTTCGCGATGGTGGCGATCTCCACGCTGGTCACGATGAGCCACTGGCGCAATTGGTTCTATCCCGAAGACCTGAAGCGCGCGGACGGATCGGAAGACAGCCGCGCCGGCAAATTCAATTTCAAGAAGGCGACGGCCGATTTCTTCTGTGTGCCGTCCTTCGTGGTGTTGGGTCTCTTGTTTATCGGCTTCCGCCCGGACTTCGCCATGGCTGGCGCAGTCGTGGCCGTTTGCGCATTCGTGGGCTCGGCCTTCATCATCACGACATTTGAGAAGGCGCGCGATGGCGCGCTGGGTGTCGCGCTGCAGTTCCTGACCAATTGGCTTCCCGGTGGAAAGAAGGGCTGACCATGGGCGCCTTGCTCCTTTCGTTGCTGCCGATCTGGAACGTGATCCGTGCAATCGCGGTCGGGGCTTTCACGTTCTTCACCACCAAGCCGGGCGTGTATTTTCTTGCGGCCGGTCTGGTGGTCGGCGCTGTATGGTACAATGGTCAGCGCGGCTATGATCGCGGCGTTGCCCAGGAGCGTGCCGATGCGCAGCTGCGGCTGGCGCAAGTAGAGGCGGATGCCTTCGCCGCCGGCTTGAAGCGCCAAGCCTCGCTGGACAAGGCGCTGATCTCTGCCGCCGATCATGCCGGCTTCCTGCGTGGGCAGGCCCAGGCGCGCACCATCACCTTGACCAAGGAGGTTCCGAAATATGTCACGCTGGAAGTTGATCGCGATTTTCCTGTGCCTTGTGCCCTCGTCCGGCTGCATGACGCAGCGGCAGCCGGTGAAGCCGCCGAAGGTATCAGTCTCCCTGCCGGCCTCGCTGATGGCGACGCCTGCCCCGTTAAAGCGTCTGCTCTCGCCCAAATAATTGTCGAGAACTACGGGCTGGATCACGAAAAGGATGCCCAAATCATCGGCTTGCAGGACCTGGCCCGATCGCTGAAGGCGACGATCGAGGGGCCGCCCTGATGCGCGATGGCGACATCATCCCCGGTCAGGTTTCGCCTGAAATCGTGGTCAAGGCGGCCCGGCGCATGCTGGCTGTCCAGGATGCGCGCGAGGGGTTGATCCCGTTCATCAAGCTGATGATGCCGGATCCGAACGATCCTGATGACATCCTGCTGTCCCGCTATGACGTGCAGCACTTTCACACTCTGCTGGCAGAAGCCCTGGAAGCGGTGGAGCGCGGCGAGATCCCGCGGCTGATCATCACCATGCCGCCCCGCCACGGCAAATCGCAGCTGGCGAACTGGGCATTCATTCCCTGGTATCTGGGGCGAAATCCTTACAATTCGGTGATCACGGCGTCGTACAATGAGGCCCTGGCGGAAGAAGCCGGCAGCAAGGTGCGCGAGTACATGCTGTCGCCCATGTTTGCCCAGGTCTTCCCGAACTGCCACCTGCGCAAAGGGTCAAAGGCCGTCGATCGTCTGCAGACTATCGAGGGGGGAATTGCAGCCTTCACCGGTACGGGCGGTACCATCACCGGCCGTGGCGGCGACATCCTGATCATCGATGACCCCCTAAAGGGCGCTGCCGATGCGGACAGTCCGACCACGCGCGAAAAGCAGTGGACCTGGTTTACCCAGGATTTGCTGTCGCGCCTGATGACCGACATGGGAGCGGTGATCATCATCATGACCCGCTGGCATGAGGACGATATTGTTGGCCGGCTGACCGACCCGCGGAACCCTTGCTACCGCAAGGAGGAAGCGGCGAACTGGAAAATCTTGCACCTGCCGGCGCTGGCGGAAAGCAATGATCCGCTTGGACGCCAGAAGGACGAGGCGCTTTGGGAGGCGCGGCATTCCGCCAAGCGGTTGAAGTCCATGCGCCGCCTGAACCCGCGCGGCTTCAACGCCAACTATCAGGGCCGGCCGACGCCGGAGGATGGCGTGTTCTTTCGGCGCGAATGGCTCAAGGGCTATCAGTTGGTCGACTTGCCGGACAACCTTCGCATGTATGCGGCTTCGGACCATGCCGTTGGCCAGAAGCAGGAAAACGACAAGACTTGCCTGATGGTGGTCGGCGTCGACACCAAGGATCATATCTGGATCATGCCCGACATTTTCTGGGAGCGTGCTGGCACCGATGTGATCGTGGAAAAAATGATCGACATGATGGACCTCCACAAGCCGCTGGTCTGGTGGGGTGAAAACGAACACATCATGAAATCGATTGGACCGTTCCTGGAAAAGCGCCAGATGGAGCGCCAGGTCTATTGCAGTGTCGAGCCTGTCACGCCGTCCAAGGACAAGCGCACGCGCGCCCAAGCCATCAAAGGCCGTATGTCGATGGGCATGGTGCATTTTCCGGTATTCGCGCCCTGGTGGGGCGAGGCGATGGACGAGCTGCTGAAGTTCGATCGCGGCCGCCACGATGACTTTGTGGACGCGCTGTCGCACATCGGCCGCGAACTGGGCCGGATGGTAAAGGCGCAAAAGCCCGCGAATTCCAATGTGGTCGAGCCGAAGCCCGGCACGATCGCCTGGATCAAGTGGGCCGGTGGTGAACAGCGTGAAAGTGAACGGCGCAAGAAGGCGCTGGGCGGATTTTAGGGGCCAGATATGTCCGATACCAACGACAACAACGAAAATGTCCAGAACCAGGACGTCAACCACCAGAGCGCCGCCGAACAGGCGGTGTCGGATGTGCGCCGGGAGCCGGGCGTCATCCCTGATGAACGCCGCGAGCTGGTGAAGCAGAAGACGCGCGATGTGAAGGCCGCGCGCAAATTCTGGGACGAAGATTTCAAGCGCATGAAGCGCGACCAGGACTTTCTGCTGGGCATCCAGTGGGCGGGCCAGACCAAGATCGATGATGAAGACGAGCGATACGTCATCAACATCTGTCAGCGCCATGTGCAGCAGCGCACGGCGGCGGTCTACGCAAAGAATCCCACAGTAGTGGCCCGCCGCAAGGAAATGCTTGATTTCGTGCTGTGGGACGAGAACCCGCTAACCGCCCAAATGGCGATGCAGGCGGTTTCTCAGGCCGGCCAGCTTATGGCGGCGGCGGCGGGTGGTGATCCGGCGGCGCAAGCGCAGGCTGCCCAAAGCGCCACAAATCCGCAGGTTATGCAGGAATTCAAGGCCGCCCAGGCATTGCTGGCTGACATCCAGCAGGGTATGGCGCTGCGCGCCGGCAAGACGCGCATGGCGCGCACGATGGAGCTGTATTTCAAGAACAAGGTTCTTGTGCAGCAAAACCCGCCTTTCAAGGCCAGCATGAAGCAGCTGGTTCGCCGCGGCATGGCGGCCGGCATCGGCTATGTGAAGCTGGGCCTGGTGCGTGACATGGAGTTGTCACCAGACGTGCTGAAGGGCATGGCCACGCTGCAGGAGCAGATGGCCGAAATCGAAATGCTCATGGCCGACCTGGCGGACAATCCCGCCATGATGGCGGACTGCACGGCTGAAAAGGAAGAATTGCGCCTCGCCTTGGAGGCCATGCAGAGCAGCAAAAAGATCGTGACCCAAGAGGGTATTATTTTCGATTTCCCCTCGCCCACATCGATCATTCCAGACTGGAAGCTGGTGCACCTGCAGGGCTTTGTCGGCTGCGATTTTGTGGCCGAGGAATACATGCTGACGCCCGACCAGATCCAAAAGCTCTGGAAGGTCGACGTGCAGGGCAACTGCACAGTATATGACCCGGAAAACAAGGCCACCACAGAAGCCACGTCAGAGCCGGCCAAAGGACGCGGCACCGATGGGCGCATGGGCAAGAAGGGCCTGGCCTGCGTGTGGATCATCTACGATCGCACCACCGGTCTGGTCTACACCGTTTGCGACGGCTATCCCGATTTCCTGGAAGAGCCCGCCGAACCGCCGCTGAAGCTGGAACGCTTCTTCCCCTGGTTTGCGCTGGGGTTCAACTATATCGAGCATCACACCCAGCGGTTCCCGCTTTCGGATGTGCACCTGTTGCGCCATCCCCAGAAGGAAATGAACCGCGCGCGCGAGGGCTTGCGCGAACAGCGTATCGCCAATCGGCCGCTCACGCTCAATGCCGCCGGTACCTTGTCGGATACCGACAAGGAAAAGCTGCAGACCCGCCCGGCGAATGCCGTGGTGCAGCTGGATGGTCTCAAGCCAAATCAGAAGGCGGAAGACCTGATCCAGCCCTACAAGCACCCGCCGATCGACCCGACGCTGTACGATGTGACGCCGGCTTTCGAGGACGTACTGCGCGCCGTGGGCTCCCAGGAAGCCAACCTGGGCGGCACGTCCAACTCCACCGCCACCGAAAGCAGCATCGCGGAAAGCAGCCGCATGTCGTCTCTGCAGTCCAACATGGACGACATGGACGACTTCCTGACCGAGATCATGCGCGCCGCCGGCCAGGCGGCCCTGATGGAGATCGGCCCGGAGGAAGTGAAGCGCGTGGTCGGCCCCGGCGCCATGTGGCCCCAGCTGTCCGGCCAGGATGTCGCGGACGAAATTTTCCTCGAGATCCAGGCCGGGTCGTCGGGCCGGCCGAACAAGGCGGTCGAGGTCCAGAACATGACCCAGATGGCGCCGGTGCTGTTGCAGATCCCAGGCCTGAACCCGCAATGGCTGGCTCGCCAGATGCTGACCCGCCTGGATGACCGCCTGGACCTGACGGAAGCCTTCCTGCAGGGCCAGCCGTCGATCCAGACCCTCAACGCACTGGCGGCCAAGCCACTGGGCCAGGGGCCGGCCGGCGCCGCCAAACCAGGCGGGCCGGGTGCGGAAGACCCCAATGCTCAGGGTGGCGAAGGTGGGCAGAACACCGAGGGGGTCGGCGGCGCCGGTGGGGCGCTGGGCCCCCAGGCTGGCAATGCACAGCCCCCGGCGGCCCAGCCCGTTCAGATGTAGATCGACACGCCGGACTGTTGACCGCTTTCGACAACAAGATATAGTTCCAACTTCGACGCACTGCGTCGTGTAGCCAGAGGGGCGCTAAATGAGTGAACGGGGCTCGCCTTCCGATCACGCCGAGAATGTGAACACCGAAGCAACCGGGGACGCGCTGGCCAGCGCAACCGCGGGCACGGACGTGGACGCTTCCGGCTCTGGGGACGCTAATCTTTCCGCCGATGCCTCGTCCGCATCCGGCGATCAGGGCGCTAAAGAACAGCCCAAGGCCACGCTGGCGGATGTCATCAAGACCGCCGCCGAGCTGCCGGACGCTGAAGGGAAATCGCCCGCCCCCGCGAAAGACGGGAAAGACACCAATGCCGAAGGTGCGGACGCCGCCGCGAAAGCGGACGGCGACAAGGCCGCCACCGACGACAGCAAGCTTCCGTTCCACAATCATCCGCGTTGGAAGGAAGTGATCGCGGAGAACAAAGACCTTCGTCCGAAGGCCGAACAGTTCTCCAAAATCACGGAATTCATGGATCAGCACAACCTCAACCACGAAGAAGTGGGCGAGGGCTTTATCATCATGGCGATGATCAAGGCTGGTGATCCGCGTGGGCTGGCCAAGCTCGATGAGTACCGCGACAAGCTCGCTTTGGCGCTGGGGGAAAAGCTCCCCGACGACATTGCCGAACAGGTCGAAAGCGGTGCGATCACCGAAGGCGCCGGCAAGGAACTGGCGAAGACGCGGGCCAAGTCCGCGCGCACCGAGGCCGATAACGCCCGTCTGCGCGACCAGGACAACCAGCGTCGCCAGAACGATGAGGCCACCACTCTGGCGACGCAGTGCCAGGGCGCGGTGACCAAGTGGGAAGCGGATGTGCGCAAGACTGACCCCGATTTCGCAAAGAAAGAGAAAGCGGTGGCTCGTTACGCCCGCGCTCTGATGCAGGAAAAGGGGTTCCCCAAATCAGCCGACGACGCCGTTGCGCTGATGAAGGAAGCCTATGGCGAGGTCAACAAGGACTTCGCCGCCGCAATCCCGCCGAAGCAGCCCGCGCGTCATGTGTCGTCCGCACCGTCCTCCAACGGCGCGAAACCGGCTCCCAAAAATCTGGCGGATGTGGTCCGTCAGGCTGCGAGCCAGTAGCGCCTTCTTTTAGAAGGTAGAAGACCATGCCGTTCACGGCACAGCAGATCCAGAACATCACCAACGCCGCGCTCGATTACTTCGTCCGCGGTGACGCCCTTGACCAGGCCGTGCAGGACAAGCCCCTGCTCGACGCCATGCGCAAAGGCCAGAAGACCTTTCCCGGCGGCAAGGAGAATATCTCCATCCCCGTGAAGGGCGATCGCACCACCCGCATCATGGGCTATGAGCATGATGACACGGTGAGCTATTCCAACCCGGCGAACATCAAGCGCGTGGTCTATCCCTGGAAGGAAATCCACGCCGGCATCCAGTTCACCGGCACCGAGCTGAAGAAGGACGGTATCAGCGTCGTGGACAGCACCACGGGCGCCAAGACCGTCGAGCATTCCGAGCGCGAGCTGACCTCCCTGACCGGCATCCTGGACGACAAGCTGGATGACATGGCCAAGGGCTGGGCGGAAGACTTCAACCGCATGTGCTGGCTGGATGGCACCCAGGACGCCAAGGTGTTCGCGGGCGTGCAGGCCCTGGTGACCCAGGCCGGCACCACCGGTGTAACCGGTGGCCTGGATCGTGCGCAGTTCGCCTGGTGGCGCAATCGCGCCAAGGTTGGCGGCAACAAGATCGTGTCCTCCACCACCAACCAGACGCTGACCAAGACCCTGCGTTCGGAAGTGCGCCAGCTGCGCCGCTATGGCGGCAAGCCTGGCCTTGTCCTGTGCGGCTCCACCGCCCTGGACAAGCTGGAAGCCGAAGTGGCCGAAAAGGGCATCTACAGCCAGCAGGGCTTCGCCAACAACGGCAAGAACGACATCGGCATGGCGATGATCTCCATGCGCGGCGTCGGTGACTTCATGTACGACCCCACGCTGGATGATCTCGGCATGGCCGATTTCATCTACATGCTGGACGCCAAGCACATCACGCTGCGCGTGATGGATGGCGAAGACAACAAGACGCACAATCCCGCGCGTCCCTACAACCAGTACACCTACTACCGTGCGATGACCTGGACCGGCGGCATGACCGCTGACCAGCTCAACGCCAACGGCGTCTATCAGGTGTCCTAACGACTTGATCGACACGGCGGACAGCAATCGTGCTGTCCGCCGTTCGGTCTAAAACCGCCCCTCCGAAGGGGGCAGAAAGCAGAAGCCATGTCGCTCAAGACCATTACCGGCATTCTTGCCTCGGCCGTTGCCGATGCGGGCACCGTCGCCATCACCTATCCCACCGGCTACACCCGCGGCGATTTCATCCCCGGCGTCGAACATCACATGGTGGTGAACCAGGCCGACCTGAAGTCGCCCAACAAGATCACCCTGTCGTTCGGTTCGTCCTCGGTCACCATCACCAACAAGACCGGCGCGACCTGGCCGGCCGGCTCGCCCTACATCCTGCAGCTGGAAATGCCCAGTGCGGAAAATGGGCAGCTGGCGACTGACGCCAAGACCCGCATGCCGCGTGTCACGCCATGTCCGATCCGCATGTTGGACCTGGGGTCGCCCATCGCCACGTCCGCCACGTCGCAGCGCGCCGCCGCGGCCTTGGCCACCACTGGCGCGATCACGCTTCTGGGCGTCCAGCCGGACGTTCCGCGCAATGTGATCATCACCGCCGGCACTGACAGCTCCAACGTGACCTTCACGGTCACCGGAACCGATGTGTACGGCAAGACCATGGTGGAAAAGATCACCGGCGCATCCAGCGGCGTTGCGGCCGGCAAGAAGGCTTTCGCCTCCATCACTTCCATCGCCAACGATGTGACGCCCACTTCCGGCACCGTGTCGATCGGCTATGGCAACGTGCTGGGCCTGCCGGCCTTCCTGCCCAACGCGGCGCACATCCTGAAGGAGCTTCAGGATGGCGCGGCGGCCACCGCCGGCACGACCGTTGCTGGCGATCAGACCTACCCCTCGGCCACCACCGGCGACGTGCGCGGCACCTATGTGCCGAACTCGGCGCCCGATGGCAGCAAGGCGTATCTGCTGATCTGCGCGCTGCCTGATCCCGGTTACCTGGGGGCGGACCAGTTCGCGGGCTAACCCAACCGGCCTGCGATCTGAAGACTGGCGGGATGGCTTTTCCGGGGCTTTGCCATCCCGCCGTTTTTCTAAGCCCCAAACCAGGAGAGAAAGATGCAGCGTTGCAATTGCACGGTTCGGTTGAGCGGCGATGTCGGCAACACCGTGGAGAAGTCCAATGTCAGCCCGGCGGAAATCGCCATTCTGACCGAAATTCATGGCGAAGGGTCGGTGATCAACATCCAGCCCACGCACATGGACAAGATCCCGCACCAGGATGAGCGCAGCCGCTTGTCCACCATCTATGGCGAGCATGTGGTCGATCGTCTGTTCCCCGGTCAGTTCACCAAGCTGCCCGTGTCGCTGAAGGACATCGCACGCGGCGATGGCGGCGAAGAAGAAGCCGAAGGTAGCGATGGAGAGACCGGCGGCGAAGGCAACAGCGGTGATGTCGCTGTGGTCGAGCCTGAAGATCCGCCCGTCCCGGTCGAAGACGAAGACGACCGCCTTCTGCGCGAGCAGATCAGCAACGCAACCGTCAAGGCGGACCTGTACCAGATCGCCAAGGACAACGAAGTGGACCTGTCCAGCGTGCCCGACAAGCTGGCCGACTTGAAGGCGGCCATCCTCAAGGGCGTTTTCGGGGGCGAGTGATAAACGCCGATGCGCGGAACGACGTTGAATGCCTTGATCCAGATGCTTCGCCGCGAATTGAAACTCGCGGAAAGCCCGGCGCTTGGCAGCAACACGCGCGAGAGCCATGCTCACGCGCTTCGTTCCGCGCAACAGCGCCTTTATGATGAACACGACTGGCCCATCAAATTCATCAAGCGTGACGTAACACTCGCGGCCGGACAGCGGTACTACGCACCGCCATCCGACATGAATTTGGAGAACATCGGCAAGATCGAGGTCTATTATTCCGGCCAATGGTTTCCGGTCATCCAGGGTATTACCAGTGCCGATTACAATGCGCTGAACCCGGAAACCAACAGCCGAAACGATCCTGCGCGTCGTTGGGATTTCTACAATGACCCCGACAATGGCGACATGATCGAAGTATGGCCGTTGCCGGCCAGCAACGGATCGCTGATGCGCTTTTATGGTCAGCGCACCTTGTCGGCGCTGATTGCGGACACCGATACCTGCGACCTCGATGATCTGCTGATCGTTTTGTTTGCTGCGACCGATCTTTGCCCGGCCAAGGACCGCCAGTATTACGCGGCGAAGGCCGATGGCCACCTTCTCAGCCAGAAGCGCAAACTGGCGAACAAGGACACCTTTGTGTCCGGTGGTGGCAGCAACCCGAATGAGCGCCGCGGCTATCCGCACCGTATCGTCATCACTCCTGCGCCGAGCGGGGGCTGATCATGGGCTATTTCGTGATCGAAGATTTCCGGCTTGGGCAGGATGGGCGTAAGCATATCTTGTCGATGCCGCCTGGCTCCCTGTACTGGGCGAAGAATGCCAACATCACGCGCGGTGGCGACGCCGAAAGTTGCAAGGCGTTCGTGCCCAAGTACACGTTGCCGGCCAACACGTTCGGACAGGTCACCGCATCGGGCAAGCTGTATGTGTTTGGATCGATCGCCGCCCCGGCGATGCCGGCTGATGTGAATTATCAGCGGCTTCAGTATCCAGATGGCTCTTCCATGACCGGCATTCGCTGCGCCGCCGTCATCAAAGGCAAGATTTTTGCCATTGCTACGTTCGCCAACGGCATGAGCGCGTGCTTCTTCGATGGCGTATTGGTCTCTGACTGGGTGTCGGGTTCTGTCGGATCTGGCATGACCAGCTACTCGGATATTGCCGCCCATTTCGCCGCCCTCATCAATACCAGCTCGGGTTTCACGGCGACTGCAGCCGGCGCCTCGGTCCAGATTACCGGGCCAGTCAACGATGACTTCACTATCTCCACCATGGCGACCAACGGTGCCGGGGGCGTCAACGACCAATATGCCATTGCTTCTGTTGTCCAAGCGTCTGCAGCGCCCGCTGCCGAAACCGTTTCAAAGGGCACGGTCACCTTCAGCGGCATTGCTTCCAACAAGCACGTCACCAGCATCACGGTGAACGGCGTTGAAATCCTGGGCGCCAATATAGCCCCTGATCCCAGCGCGCCGAATTTGACCAATGATCTGGCGTCCGCCGTTGCCGTCCAGATTAACGGCTACGTGTCTTCGCCGGATTACACTGCATCGGTTGTAGGCGGCGTGGTAACGATTTCTGCAAGTCCTGGTTTGGGCACTGGTCCGAATGGATATGCCGTTGTTGTTACAGCAACTGGTACGGGCACGGTTACGCCTGCCAACATGGCCGGCGGCGTGAATGCCACCACCGGCCTACCCAAGAAGGTGAGCGTGAATTTCGGCGGCACTTTCGAACAGGGTGATAGCTATTCCATCACGCTGAATGACACGACTTATGGAAGCGCAGGTGCGTCTGAGAACTCTGCCGCTGGCGAAGACGCGACTTTTGTGCTTCCGACGCAGGGTCGCGCGTGCGCCATCGCTGGCCCCAATCTCTTCGGCTCTGCGATCGATGATCCAACCGAATGGAACGGTGGCACCGGGTCTTTCGTGATCGACATGTCGTCAGAAGTTGCCGGCGCCGAAGCCCTCACTTCGCTTTCTCCGTTCCAGGGAAACCTGGCGGTGTTTTCGCGCAGCACCACGCAAATCTGGAATATCGATGCCGATCCTGCCAACAACAAGCAGGTTCAAGTGCTTTCCAATATCGGAGCCCTGGCGCCGCGATCGGTTACGCCGTTTGGTGATGCAGACACTTTCTTCCTCTCGGACACTGGCTTGCGCAGTCTGAAGGTGCGTGCAGTCACCGGCACGGCCGCCTTGTCCGATATTGGCTCCCCGATGGACCCGGTAATCATCGACGCCATCAAAGCGGCCGGCGATAATGCGGCGAATGCCGTTTCGATCATCGAGCCGATCGAAGGACGGTTTTTGTTGCAGATCGGCACCGTCACTTATGTCTTCAGCTACTTTCCCGGCGCCAAGATCGCGGCATGGACGACATATGAAACCGGCTTGTCCATCACAGAGTTTTCCGTGCTGAACGAGCGCCTCTATGCGCGCGCCGGCAATGTCATTTACCTCTATGGCGGCGACGACAACGACACTTATTCCGATCAGGCGATGGACGTGAAACTCCCGTTTCTAAGCGCGCGCCAGATCGCCACGGTAAAGCACTTCACCGGTCTTGATGTCGTGTGCGACGGGACGATGGATGTCTATATCAGCACCGACCCCAATCAGCCGCTGGCCGAAGACAAGATTTGCACTCTGACCAAAAGCACCATTGGCCAAGGCGCCGTTCCCGTGAACGGCGAAAGCGAGGCTGTCTCATTGCGCTTTGTTGGCAAGGGCGGTGGAGAATATTCGCGTGTATCGACCGTAGCTCTCCATTTTGATGCCTTGGAGGCTGCATGACCCGCAAGATGATCCTGAGCCCCCTGAACGATGGTGATTTGCTCTATGTCGCCCGCAATATGCGCGAGGCCGACAAGCAGGAAATATACGCTACTCGCTGGTCCGAGAACCCCAATGTGCTGGTCGATGACTGCATGCGCGCTTCTTCTGGAGCCGGCGCCTATACGGTGATGGCTGGCCTGGAAAAGCCGATTGCCGTCCTGGGCGCGGCCCAGCCTTGGCCCGGCGTGTTCGATGTGTGGTGCTTTGCCACGCCAGATTTCAACAAGATCGCGTTTTCGCTGACCAAGCATATCCGGCGCGTGATGATCCCGCTTTTGATCGAGCGCGGCGCGCATCGTGCCCATTGCCGTTCCTTGGCGTCCCACACCGAGGCGCATGAATGGCTTAAGATGCTCGGTGCGCGTGAGCGCATGGGCGTGTTGAAGGATTGGGGCAAGGGCGGTGAGGACTTCCTGATGTTTCAGTGGCATCTGGAAGATTTTGCCCAGCAGTCGGAGGCAGCGGCCTAATGTGCATTATGGGGGATGGTGGCGCGGGCGCCATCGCGGCGAAACAGCAGCAGCAAGCGGATCAGGCGCGGGCTGATGCCAATAAGCGTGCTGCCGACATTCAGACCGGTCAGGCAAATATCGACAACGCTTTCTCGGCGTTTGACGACAATTATTTCAACGGCATTTCTAAGAAGTACCTGGACTATGCCCAGCCGCAGCTGGATGACCAGTACGACTATGCCAAGAAAAATCTGACCTATGCGCTGGCGCGCAACGGCACCACGCATTCGTCCATTGCGGGCGATGAATTTGGGCAGCTGGCCAAGCAGTACGCCACCAACCAGACTGGTATCAATTCCAACGCCAGTGACGTGGCCAACAATCTGCGATCGCAAGTCAACAGCCAGAAGGCTTCGGTCACCAACCAGTTGCTCAACTCGGCTGACGCGGATGCCGCGTCAGCGTCGGCACTGGCGGCGGCCAAGACCATTTCGGCCACGCCAAGCTTCTCGCCGTTGGGCAACCTTTTCACCAATGTCGCGGCGTTGGCGGCACAGAACAAGTTGGCTTCCGACAGCACGCCGAGTTACGCGACCGGCGCCAAGCTGTTCGGCGGCAATTCCGGCATTGGCTACAGCGTGGGATGATGGGCGATGTGTGATCCAGTATCCATCGGGTTGACATTGGCCGGCACCGCCATGCAGGCGATTGGCCAGGGCCAGGTGTCCAGCGCGGTCAATCGTGACCTCAATGCCGGCGATGCAGCCTATCAGGCTGAGCGCGGGCGGCAGGCCGGCTTTGCGGACCAGAACAAGGCGACTGTGGCCGATACGTTGGCGAATTACAGCCGACCGAACCAGGACAAGGTGCTGGCGGACAGCACCGCCAAGCGCACGGGCGACTATGTGTCGCCGCTGCAGTCGATGTCATTCACCGCGCCGGTTGTGGCTGACGCCAACAAGAATTACGCCGTCGATAGCCGAAACCAGGCCACTGGTGACGCTGCGCGTGCGCTGGCCATCAAGGAAGCCACTGGCAAAGCGGCCTTGGACGCCTATGGCGATGCCCAGACCAAGACTGGCATTGTCGCCAGCGATAATGCCAACAAGATTGCGGAAACGGCGCGCATTGCGTCCGGTTCGGCGGCGGCTCAGGCGGCTCAGGAAGAAGCTTTGCGTGGCAAGTTGGCGGCCGATAAGTATGCCGGCTCCACCTTCAGCACCTTGGGCCAACTGTTCAACATGGGGGGCATGGCTGCAGGTATCGCGCCGGGCGGGTTCTCCGGTCTTAGCCGCTCGCTGTTTGGCGGCTCCGTGCCCAGTGTGTCGACCACGCTTCCGACTTCGATTTTTGGCGGCGGCACCTATACCACGCCGTCTTTCGCCACGCCCGGCATGTTCGGTTAGGGGGAACATATGCCCATCGTCGTCAATCCCTACTCTGACAATCCCGATCTTTCATCGATCACCAGCAATCTCGCCAAGGCGATTTTTGGTGATCCGGAGACGCGCATGAAGCGCGACTACTATTCGTCGGAAGTCCTGAAGAATTCGGCCTCTGCTCGCAAAACGGGCCTGGAAGCTGATCGCTTGCAGACGGGGAACCAGCAGTTCAACGATCTGCCGGACATTCAGGCCCAGTTGGCGCCCATGCCGGGCGAAAGCCCGATCCAGTATACGATCCGCACCGCGCCGCTGCGCGGACGGTTGATGCAGGCTTACCCCAGCAGCAATATTCAGCAGGCGGTGGACGGCGGCAATTCTCAACTCGCTGGCATTTTTGCCCTGGGCGATCCCGACGCCAAGCGCACGTCGCTGGTAATGCAGGGCAAAATGCCTGATCAGAATTTCGCCGGCACCGCTACAGAGAGTGACCGTATCGAGGCGCGCAATGCAGGTGAAGATCGCCGCACCAAGTTTGGCGTGGCCAACATCGAGCAGTCCGGCGCCAATGCGCGCAACGCTGCCACGATCCAGGGGGAAAATACCCGTTTCTTCAACACGCCGTTGAAGGCCAATGCGGGCGAGACCGTTTATCTCGCGCCCACCGATCCGCGCTACAAGTCGATGGGTGCCAAGGTCACGGGAGCCCCCAACAAGGCCACAGTCGAAGGCCAGGCCGGCACGCGCATCCTGAACGGCGACAACAGCGACGTGAACCAGGGGCTCTACACCGGCAAGATGGGCCCTGGTTCGGCCAATGGAAAGCCGCGCGCCGTCGCCGGCAAGAATGTGAATGATGCGGTGCTGGAAGCGGCCCGCTCCATTCCCGGTGCTGTCGATGCGACGAATGCCGCCAAGCCGATCTTGTCGCCAGATTTCGAGGCATCGTTTAACGATCCTGCCTTGGTGGCGAGCGCGCGCAACGCGGCCGCGCAAGAGTTGGCAGCATCGGGCAATGTGGCCAAGGCCGGACAGGCTTATCTCACCACCTTGGGCGTGAAGGCGGGCGACACCTTCGGCAAACAGGGTGGTGTCTTCGGGATTGGCGGCCATTACGCGATCACCCCGGCGGCCGGATCTGTCACGCCCCATCCTGCACAGGCGCCGGTGGTGGAGCATCCCGCCCAGCTCCCGCCCCCGGCCGCGCGCAAGAATGGCATGACCATCAATACTCCGCGCGGGCTGGCGACTTGGGATGCGGCAACGCAGTCCTGGAAGCTTGGGGGCGCCTGATGTCGGCTCCCGGCCTTTCCGACGCTGAACTGTTTGGGCCCGCGCCGATCAAGCCGGCTGTGGCTGCACCCGTTGTTGCGCCGCCGTCCGTCGGCTTGTCGGATGCGGAATTGTTCTCGCCGCCGCCGCAGGCGCACACGATGGCACCCACACCCGCCACGCCGTCGCTCTGGGATCAGGTGGTCGATCGCTTCGGCACGCATTTCAACCAAGGCGCCCAATCGACTATCCAGGGCGGGTTGGCCAATGTTTTTGACAGCGCCATCACGGGCGGTGTCGAGAAGACCTTGCGCGAACAGGGCCAAAACGAAGCCGCTGATCGCTACCATGCGGCCGGCGTCGCGCTGCAGCAGCGCCAGCAACAGCACTATGACCAGATGCCGGGCTGGAATGCGCAGGGCGGCACAGTCGACAAGGCGGCCAATCTGGCGGCGGCCACCGGCGGTGAAGTCTTGGGTGCGTTGTTGTCGCCTGAAAGCTGGGCGAGCTTGCCAGAGAAGGCCGGCACTTTCATCGAACAGGCTTTGAGCAAGGGTGCGCAAAAAGTCGTTCCCAAAGTATTGGCGCCGGCCGCCAAGGTCGCGGCGCGCGTGGCGACCAAGGGCGCCGAGCAGGCGGTCATCAACACTGCCACCGATCCGGCCGTTCAGGCGCTCAACATCGCGTCTGGCAAGCAGGACCATTACGATCCGGTGCAGACTGCGCTGGCGCCCGCTCTTGGTTTTGTCATTGGTGGCAGCCTGCATGTTCCCGCCGAGGCTGTCGGGGTCTTGCGTGGCGCCGCTGACGCTTTCCGCCAGTGGCGTGCGGCCCGCGGTGAGGCCAAGCCCGCCACCGCGGGCCCGGCCCATGACGCTCCGCCCACGCCCCAAGAGATCGAAGAATTTGCCGCCTCACCAGAGATGGCGGCCTTCTACCGTGCCAACGGCATCACCCATCCAGACGATCCCCGCATCATCCAGCTGCAGGATCGCCTGTCGGCGCGGCGTGCGGCGGAAGCCAAGGCCCAGCGCGTCCCCACCCAGGCCCAGCCGGAAGTGGATCAGGCCCAGGCCGAGCATGACGCCATTCAGAACGGGGAAATGCACCCCGGCATGGCCAGCGCCGCCGGGCGCGCGCCACGCCCTGAAGTGCCGCCTGTCATGCCCGTCACGCCCCAGGGCCAAGCCGACACCGGGGATCTTGCCATCCGCGCCGCCGCGGACAAGTTTGGCGCCCGTGGCGGCCTGCCGGTCCCCACCGAGGCGCAGCCCACCCGCATGACGGCCGATGAGGTCGCGCGCAGCCGGGCCAAGATGACCGGCGGCAACGCCAACACCGCCCAGCCTGAGCGCATGGTCGCGCCGGAAGGCCGCCTGCCCCAGACCGCCAGTCAGGTTCAGGATCAGCGCCAGGCAGGCGAAGCCTTCACCCAAGCGGCCCACCAGGGCCAAATCGCGGCCGAGAACGAGGTTGTCGATACCCAACCGGCTGCCCGTCCCGATGGCGTGGGCGCCACCCAGGTGGTCCTGGATGATGGTTTCCCCGTGCGCGTGGTCTCGCGCACCGTCAAGGAAGTTGGCGGCAAGCACGTCGATATGGCCACGGTGCACCGCTATGACCCGCGCACGGGCCAGCTGGACCTGGAAGCCGTCCCCTACGAGGTTCCGGCCAAACAGCTCAAGACGTCGAACTACACGCCGGATCAGCCCCGCATGGCCCAGGATTTTGTCCGCCGGGCGGAAGGCCCGCCGGCCCCGGAACAGCCGCGCACGCCCGCCCAGCCGATCCAGCGCGAGCCTGCCCAGACCTTCCGCACCACGCCGCGCGATCCCAACCAGGACTTCCCCGGCGCCACCCGGCCGGGACCGGAAGACGGCACCCCGCCGGAAGGTCGCTCACCTCTGCCCGACCAGCCGGAAGGGCCGCATCCCGGCCCACAGCGCCCGCGCGTTGAGGAAGAAGCTATCCGCGATTTCGAGGCTCGCCAGCGCGATCCGGAAGGGGCGGACTATCGCGCCCGCCAGGCCCAGGGTGGCCGCACTGGCGACACCAAGGCCAGCCCCACAGCCGCGGCGCCGGGCGCCGATGGCCGTTTTCCGGTCGATGACCGCGGCTATGTGGCGTCCGACAAGGGCGGCCCAGTGCGCTTTGCCGACCAGAAACAGGCGGCCAAGTGGATCGTCAACGTGGGGCACAAGACCTCACCCGACCAGATTTTCGAGATCGAGAATCACCCCGGTGGCAAAGGCTTCACTGTGCATGAGCGCGGCCGGGCCGCGCCGACCGAACCTCCGCCGTCCGATGGACCCAGCAGCCAGCCTGGTTCGGCGGGTGGTGCGCGCGGGGCGGGAAAGGCGGCCTCTCCTGGCGCCTTGCCCCCGCCCCGCGGGGCACGCCACCTGGATCAGGCGGGGAAAGACGTGGCTGATGCGCGCGGAGCGCCGCAGGCTCGTCCAGCCCGGCCGGAAGGCTCGCTGTTCGACGCCATCCGCGATAAGGGTGGCATTCGGGATGATCGAGGTGACGTTGCCCAGATCATGCAGGGCTTCAAGGGCGAGGCGTTCAAGAAGCGCGTGGTGAACCCTGATGGGTTGGCGCCTGATGAAATGCGCCGGCAGCTGCAGGCGGATGGCTGGTTTGGCGGCGAGCCGCGCCACGGCGCCAATGCGATGGAAACCGGCAATTATCCCGGCGATGACATCCAGGATCTCTATGACCTGATGGACCGCGAGGCGCGCGGCGAGAAGGTCTATCATCCCGATCATGTGCCTGCCGATCGCACGGTGGACTATGAAGCCCAGCGCGCGCGGGATGAAGAAATGGACCGTGCCGGCGTCGAGCCGGGCGATAGTCCCGATGTGGCGGCACGGAAATTGGCGGAATACCGGGCTTCCGAGGAAGCCGATTTCCATGCCCGCGAGGATCAGCGTAAGCTGGACGAGGCCGTTTCGGGCGGCCTCTCCGATCAGGAGTTGGAGGACCTTTATGGCCATGGATACCCGCGCGAAGCGGCAGAAGATGTTGCAGGGGGGCAGGAAGCGCCTTCAGGCCATGAAGGCGGTCGCGGCTCAACCGACGACATCCCCGGCTGGGAAGAAGACGCTGGCCGAGTTGATCCTGAAGCAGGGAACGCTGAACACGCGCCTGCAGGCGATGCTGGCAATGGCTCCGGTGAACGACAAACCCGCGTAGGCGGCACTGAACACGCCGCCGATGCGGATGAGCTGAAGGCCCGCGCCGCGCGGCGCGCCGCTGAAGAAAAGCAGCAGAACCCGCGCGCCTATTCCGGCAAGGCCCAAAAGGGACACGCGGATGACGGCCTGTTTGGCGATCGTTCGGAGCGCAACCAGTCCGACATGTTTGCGGATGAAGGCCAGCGCGACGCTGCCGACAATCTGTCGAACAAATTTTTCTCCAATCCCGTTGGTGATCCGGAAGTGTGGCGTCTGCTGGGTCGCACCCTGGGCGATGCATTTGGCTGGGCCAAGGGCGAAGCGGAAGCCTGGTCGCGTCACCTGGAAGATATGCTGTCCAGCCTGCCCAAGCCGGAAGCGCGCGAGGGCAGCAAATTCGATCGCGCATGGCAGGCAACCTATCCCATGCGCCGCTGGCTGGAAGTGCTAGCCTACAGCAATGACGGCCGCCTGCGGTCGATGGCTGCGCGCTTCAAATCCGACCCGATCCGAGAGATTGCGGACATGTTTTTTGCCGCCCCCCGCGGCGGGCGTGATGGCGCTGTGGCCAAGACCTATTTCGAGGCCATCAACGAGCGCCGTGGTCGCTGGCTGAACCAGCTGGAAGATGTCCTGTCACCCTTCAAGCACATGAGCCTGAAGGACAAGGATGCTGCGATGAACCAGATCGGCCGGCTGGTGCAGAACCCAGGCGCGATCAAGGCGGGCACGTCGATCCATGATGCAGCGGACGAGATCACGCGCATTCTGAAGGAGGCGCATACCTATCTCCGCGAGGCCAATGTCGATGTTGGCGAAGTGAAGCGCGGCTACTTGCCTCGTATCGAGAACGTCAATGCCGTCATGGCCAACCCGGAGAAATTCAAGTCCGCCGCCGCGCGCGCCTTCGCCGCCGATGGCGTGCCTATGAAGGACGCCAAGGAAGCGGCCGAAAAGTGGTTCCAGCGCGTCATGCTTGGCGACCTTGGTATTCATCATGACGGCAACGACTTCATGGATCGCGGCGCCGGCAGCCAGACCTTCACTAAGGGTCGCATCTTGTCCAAGAAGGCGGACGAGATCATGGGCGATTTCTACCTGCGCAACCCAGCCGACATTTTGCCTGCCTATATCAGCCGTGCGGTGCAGAAGGCCGAATGGTCCCGTCGCCTTGGGCCGCGCGATCGTACTAGCCGCCCGCCGCGTGGTGTCGACGCCGAAGCCTGGCATTCAGACCCGGATGGCAAATGGCAAGACCTGAAGGCGCGCATGATCGCGGAAGGCAATGGCAGCCAGATCCCGGATGTGGTTCGTATCCTGAAGTCTCAGACCGGTAATATGGGCGGAAAATGGGCCATGTCCGGCGCTGGCCGTGGCGCTATCAACTTCGCCCGTACCTGGTCGGCGCTGACCTACCTGCCCCGCGCGGTCTTCGCGTCATTGTCGGAACCGGTGAATATTTCGCTGCGCACGGGCAACACGCTGGACGCCGGTAGGGCCTATGTGCGGACCCTGCAGCATTGGCTACCGATGGTGCGAAACCAGGCGGGGACGAAATATCTGCGGGAAATGGCACGCGACCTCGGCTTTATCGGTGAAGCGATCGATCAGCTCACCATGTTGCAGCGCGTGGGCAATGAGGATGGCTCGCGCCTGGCGCGGCAAGTGCAGTCGCAGTTTTTCGCCCGCACCGGCCTGACCCAGCTGACCGAAGCCAACCGCATGGCGTCGGTGCAGATCGGCATGACTTTCATCCGCCGGCTGGCGAGTGACGTGGTGAACCAGAGCCACTATCAGACCATCGCGCGCCGCATGCTGGCGGAAATGGGCGTTGGAGAGAATACCGTCAAGGGCCGCAATGGCGATCCTGTCGAGAGCTTTGCCCGCTGGGTCATGGACCTGGACAAGCCGAAGGCGGACGACATTCTGAAGGGCGGCGATATGGGTTCGCTCTATCACACCGCGCTGGGCCGTTTCGTATCCCAGACTGTGATGGCGCCGAGCGGCGCGACGCGCAGCTATTTCTCCCAGCATCCGCTGGGCGGCCTGATCTACAACCTGCAGTCGTTCAACTATGCCTTTCAGAAGAACGTCCTGAACCGCATCACCGCAATGACCAAAGATGCAGTCAATCCCAAGTCAGGTCTGAACGCTGCGGAACGCGCTTATGCGCTTATGCCATTGGTCAATCTCATCCCGCTGCTGATGGTCAGCTATGGCGTGGGCGAAATCCGCGACATGCTGTTTCAGGACCCCGCTCGCAAGGGGCAGCCGCCAATGACGTTCGTAGACAAGGCTAAGCGCGCCGTGTCCCGCGCCGGCATTACCGGCTCGATGGACGCGCCTTACAACGCCGTCACCGGCGCCCGTTACCAGCGCGATCCGCTGACGGCCTTGCTTGGCCCTGTGGTCGGCGGCGGTGATACCTTGGTGGGTGACGCTCTTGATGCCGGCAGTGACCGTAACTCGCCCAACACCAACACCTTTGAGCGCAAGGCGGCCAAGGACGTGTATCAGATGATTGTCCAGCCGACCCTGGAAGCCGGTGCGCTGATGGCGGCCCCCGAAACCACCGCCTTGGGCTTCGGCCTGGGCACCGGGGCGATCTATGGCCTGTCCCACCCCGCGGCGCGGGAAAAGTTCGTGAAAAGCCTGTTCGGACCGCCCTTGCCCAAGAATTGATCGACAAGTACGATTTTCTTCATGTCGCACGACAATCCGAAAGACCTGGCCGGTAGCCAGAAGCCGCAACTGCAGCTGATCCCGCCTGCGGCATCGCAGATCATGGCGGCGTCACTGGCACAGGGCGCCAAGCATGGTCCATGGAATTGGCGAGGGCAGCGAATTTCCCTGATGCAGCACATCGGCGCGATCAAGCGCCACACCGACGCGCTGGTGGCGGGCGAGAATGCCGATGGTGATGGCAATGATCATCTGGGCGCTATCATGGCGACCGCTGGTATCATCGCGGATGCGCGCGCGCACGGCATGCTAATTGATGATCGGCCGCCGATACCGCCAACCATGGACCGCGAATAATTCAGCGCATTTAGTGCCCAAAACTCGCTTTGTTCGCGCGCTCTACAAAAGAGAAAATCTTTTCGATCACGCTGATATGTCAGGAGTTTTTCGCTGGCGCTCCCACGGGGAATCGAACCCCGGTTTCAGCCTTGAGAGGGCCGCGTCCTAACCGCTAGACGATGGGAGCCAGCGGACGGCGCTTATAGCGGCAGGGCGGCCAAAACCGCAAGTTCCCCGCACGCCCAATTTCGCCCCAATCCCGGACCGGAACGGGGCCCTAACTTGCGTGTTAGCTCAGGGAATACGCCAACAAGTTCAAAGTCATGCCCCGTTACTTCTTCCACGTCCGCGAAGGCAGCGAGATTTCCCGCGATACGGAAGGCCAGGAATTGGCCGGCGTCGAAGACGCGCGTCGCGAAGCCGTCAATGTCAGCCGCGAAATTTTGGGCGAAAAGCTGCTGCATGGCGGCGCACTGAACAACCGTACCATCGAGATCGCCGACGAAACCGGCCATGTGGTCGATGTCGTCAGTTCCAACGATGTCCTGTTCAAGGGGGGCAAGTTCCGGACCTATGAGTCCGACGTCACCCAGTCCGCACCGGTGAACACGCCACGCAAATAG